GTCGGGATGGCACCCTGAGTCGCAGAACGCCTTAATCTAATATTCGTATTACGGGCCAATTTTGGCTTCTCCTAATTGTTCAATCTCTATATAGAGTTTATAAAATTTTTTCAAACCAGTATATACTGGCTACATAATGTATTTATATAATTAGTAAGTGCCGCCGTCGATTATGTTAGAAACTACAGGTTCGCCTGAAGCATTAAACTGTACAATGTCTCCTACTGTTCCTAATGTGCTTGTAAGGTAACTTAATGCAGTACCTGCTCCATTAGAAATAATTACAGCGTCACCTGTAAATGATGATACACCAGTACCACCTTCTGTTACTGCCAGGTCATTTGTTAATGTAACTGTACCAGTAACACTTAAATCGTCATCAATGGTAGTTGTACCACCAGCTGAATCAATTGTTAAGTTGCCAGATACTGTATCGATTTCATTATCGCCAGTAATACCAATTTGAATATTACCTAAATCAGCACCTGTAGCATATATATCACCAAACTCAACATCACTCCAAGGAGATGAGAAGTCGTCGGATGTAACTGTTTCGTCTTTTCTAAATACAAATCTTTCGGACTGTATATCAAATCCAAAGAATCCTGTAGCAACTGCAGATCCTGTTCCCCACTTAAATCTTACACCACGATCAAGACCATCAGAAGTATTAGATGTAGTATTATCTGCTAATGCAATGACAGGATCGTCTAATGTTACTGTGGTAGATTCAACAGTAGTTGTTGTACCTTGAACTGTAAGATTACCAGCAATAACAACATTGTCTGTTAATCCATTACCAAGGTTTACGTTAGTACCATTAACAGTTAAGTCACCAGTAATTGTAGTATTACCAGTAACAGCAACATCATTAGTAACTGTTAAGTCATTACCAATTGTAACATCATCAGGTAATCCAACCTGTACTGTTACATCAGTACCAGATTTAGAAGAAACAGTTTCAATTTCGTTTGTAGTACCAACAATTCTTAAATCGTCTGTTAAGAGATCAACATCACCCGTACCAGTATCACCATCAACTGTAAGTGCTGTAGCTACTGCAACTGTAGAAGCTGCTGTAATTCTACCTTGTTGATCGACTGTAAATACTGGAATAGCTGTTTGAGAACCATATTGAGCTGGAGTAACTGCAGTATCATCAAGATCGATAGTGATAGTTTGACCGGAGGCAGAGGTCGTAATACCAGTATCACCTGCAATTGTAAATGTTTGAGAATCTAAATCGACTGAACTTGTACCAGAATCACCAGCAAAGTCTAAGTCTTGAGCTGTAACTTCTTGATCAATATAGTTTTTAACAGCAAGTGCTGTAATTAAATCAGTATCTAATGCACCAGATAACGTGGTATCACCAGTATAATCAGCATTACTTAAAATTCTTGTGACAGTGGGTTCAGAACCTCCATCACCAGCAGAATCTAAAGTAAGATTAGATGTATAAACATAATCAACATGTTTATTAGCATCTAGAAGAATTGCAGAACTAGCTGTTGCAGTTCCATGTACGTGATCTAAAAGTTGAGTAAAATACTTACCACCAATAAGATCAACCGATGCTGCAATTCCGTTTGTTTCTGTACCAGTACCAACATATAATCTATCACCATTATTTGCCTGTGTACCAGCAACATATGAATACGCTAATTCACCTGTTTTTAAGTTTGCCGGTGCAGTGGTTGTAGTACCGGTAGTAAGGATTTTAATCCTTGTTAAATTTGCCATTAGTATGTGCCTCCAATAATATTCAGATTCTCATTCTGAAGTTGTGTCGTAACCTCGTAACTACCAGTATTTTCGTTAAAAATCATCATTGCACCATCGGATTGGTTACCAGTATTAACGTCTACTAGGTCACCTAGTCTTAACGTTCCACTGATTTTTACAGTCTGTGCTACAATCTCTTGAGGTTTTCTAATTTTAGCTTTTACTCTTGCCATTAGCTTGCCCTTGTAACTCCTGGTGTAACTTCTACTTGTCCTTCTAATACTCTTGTTACTTCTCCGGCCGATGAAGTAATTTCTATGTCATATAAATATCTTCCAGCTTTCATTGCATTAGTTTGCGTATCAGTCAACGTAAGTTGAATTGTACCATTAATGGCACTTGATACTGCAGCATTAAAACTTACTGCTGTAGATGATGTATACGTTTTTCTTATTTGGCCAGCAACTGTATACCCATCTAAATTTAATGCATCTCCATCGGCATCTGTTACATCTACAAAAGCTGAAAATGTAGAGCCTTGGTCAACTGTAAGATTAGAATATATCGCCATATTATTCTTACCTATTATTTATACGTTTTAGATCTTCAATATCAGATCTTAATTGTTTATTTTGTTCTGTTAATTCTTTAATTGCTTCAATTAATAACGGTACCATTTTTTCATATTGTACTGTCATATAACCTTCATCATTTTCTACTGGAGCATCAGTTACAGCTTCAGGTAATACTGCTTGAACTTCCTGAGCACTAACACCCACTCTTACTCTTTCACCATCTGCTTCTACGCCTAACTCTAATGCCTTTTCGTTTGCAGTAAATGTAAATCCATTAAGTTGATTTACTTTATCAAGCGCGCTTTCGATATTACCAATTCTATTCTTTAATCTATCGTCAGAATAATAAGCAACAATATCGCCTACACATCTAATAGTATTTGCAGCAACTCCAGAGGTTTGACCAACCATTAAACCTTCAAAGTGTACATTATCAGTCGATCTAACATATTGGTTCATATTGTTAGAATATGTGTTACCACCAAAGGTATTAAATCCAGTTACGTTAAAGTTTAGCCCTGGACCAGTAAGATTTAGTGTACCATTAGAATAAGTACCAGCATTTACATAGTTATTTGTATCAGTGTTAGTATCAGTTGAACTAATTGTTACTGTATTACCAGATTTACTAATTGATGTTGCGCCACTTGCTACAAAGTTAATATTACCATTAGAATAAGTAGTGTTATTTACGCCAATGTTTGTAACAGTATTAGTGTCTGTGTTAACAACAGTTTCTGTAGCTGAAGTAATACCAGTAATATGACCATGAGTATCAAGTGTAATATCTTGAATATAAGTTCTACCACTATTATTTACAGAACCTTGCGAAGAAGTATCTGCGTGATCAATTGTAATTGTAGCATTACCTGATTGGTCAGTTGTAAATGAACCTCCACCACTTAATGCAGTACCAGCACTCACTGTAATCGTTGCATTATTAGGTTGTGTAGTAGCTGTAGCACCGTTTGCAACATTAAGAGCTGATCTTAATTGAGCAGGTGTTGAAGGTCTCATATAGTTATCAGAGCCAGTATTTACCTGAGTCATTATATAACCAATATTTGAATTGGTTGTATCATATTCAGATCTAAATAATCTTGCGTGAATATCTCCACCACTATCTCTATAAGCAATTGTATTTGCAGTAGAAGCAGTTGTTGCATTTGATGTTACAGTAAATGTAGCACCAGAGCTCTGATTTGCTGTAAATGTTTGCGATCCAGAAATACCATTACCACTAGTATTTAAGGTAAGTGTTCCATTACCAACACTTACAGATCCAGATGAAATTCCTGTAATATGACCAAAGGTATCAAGTGTAATATCTTGAATAAATGTATTACCACTATTATTAACACTAGCTTGAGATGATGTGTCATCGTGATTAATTGTAATAGTGTCGCCACTTCTTACTGAATTAAGACCACTTCCACCACTAATTACTAATGTATCATTGTTTATATTTGCAGTTGCTGTACCACCAGAATCTGCAGTAAAGTTTTTAAAGATAGCTTGTGAAGATCCTCTATCAGTATTAAGAATAGAAAGAGTATCTCCACTTACTGATGTAGATATTCCAGTACTACCATTAATTGTTAATGTATCATTGTTATTATCAGCAACGGCAGTACCACTTTGTGATGCTACATTCTTAAATATGTTTTGACTTGATCCTCTATCAGTATTATTTACTGTAAATGTAAGATCATAAGGATCAGCATCTGAGCCTGGACTTGTATCAGTCCAGTTAATATCAATTGTAGCACCGGTGCCAGATCCTTCAACAAATTTTACTTCGTTTTGGTTAGAAATAGAAACCTCAGTTCCATCTCCATCTTCTAAAATCCAGAAATCATAAGGCTTAGTATTTGTAATTAAAAGATTATCATCACCACTAAAGTTAACATCAATACCATTACCTTCGGCAAATGTTAATATATCGCCAGATGTTACTGTATAGCTTGTACCATCTGCATCTCTAGCAGTCCAAGAAGAATAATTATCATATCTGTTATCAAAGTCATCAGCAGTTACTGCAGTTACGTGACCTTGAGCATTTACAACAATTGACTTAATATAGGTACCATCTTCTGTACCGGTTTGTCCATAAGTTGCAGCGCCAGCTCCAACATTATCATGATTAAATATTACTCTATTATTATTTGTAGTATCATAGGTTGCTGTAAGAGCTGTTCCACCGTGGAAATCTACTCTTTCATCATCAGCAATGTTTCCTCTATCAGTACCTTGTGTACTGAGAAACCAACCCGAATAACCGTCTAATGTGTTTGTAATTGTAACATCGATATCGTTACCATTTACTGCAGTACTTACAGAAATACCAGTACCACCAATAAAATCTAGGTTATTACTTGGTGCATATGTATTACCTTCAATTGTTGGAGAGCCTAATGTAGCTTCAGAAAGAATAAGCGATCCATCAGCTTCCCATCTATCATTTGCATAGTTATATACAATTGAGTGAGCACCTGTTACTCCTGAAGCAACACCACTTGGACTTGTAATTGGACCAACTTCTAAACCAAATCCACCAGATGTTGGTTCCGAACTTAATCCGTTACCTGCCAATACTAATGTATCTTCAACTGTTAATGTTTCTGTATTTAGTGTAACTGTATCACCTTGTACAACTAAATCGCCACCAATGTATACATCTTCAGCTACACCCAATCCACCGGCTACTGTTAAAGCACCAGTTGTGGAAGATGTAGAATTTGTAGTACCTGTTACATCAAGATCTACTATATCTACTGAGTTAGGTAATCCAATTGTTACCGAAGCATTTTCTACATCATTGCTAGATACTTCGATTTCATTTGAGGTTCCAAGAATTCTTCTTACATATGAACCAGTTGTATGTGTTCCTAATGTAACAGAATTATTGTCTAGTGTAGTATTAAATGTAGCATTACCTAAATCCGTAACACTAAACGATCCAGATATAGGACCAGTTCCAAGAGTTACTGTAAAGTCATTAACATTAAAGTCAAAGTTTTCGTTCGTTGCATCCCAAGTAACATTAATACCAGATTCGGTATTACTTGTAATTAATTCTTTTGCATTATAGAAAGTTACAATATCTGTAGTATGAGAAGATGAACTATCATCTAAACCTTGTAATTGCCAGCCTCTTGCTGGCTTAGTAGCAGATGTTCCATCTGCATGGTTTTCATTCCATTGAATTCTTACATCAGACGTATCAGCAATTGTAGAAACATGAGCTCTATCAACACTGAATCCCATTGGAGTTTCAAGGTTACCATCAACCTCAAGGAATGAAACACTAAATATGTTTACATTAGATGCGGAACCAGGTAATAAGATAGATGCGTTACTTACGTCAAGTACTGTACCTGTACCAAAAGTAAATGTGTCAGCATTTGAGCCACCATCTACAAAGTTGACATCACCAGTAATTTGTAATTCTGAAGTAATACTTTGCTGTGTGCCAGAACTAATATTTAATTTTTCTGAATCTAATTCTATAATAGCTGCTTTTAAATCAGTTGCTGCTAAGTTTCCACCAAATGAAATACTTGAATCGACGGTAGAAGCACCATCAATAAGAGTCATCAAGTTACCAATATCAGTATCGTTACTATTAATTTGTAGTTCGTGTTCGTTTACAGCAGCAACTAAATTTGTAGCAGTTGTTGTAAGGTTACCAATTGTACCAATATTTGTTTGAGCAGTACTTAATGCTGTTGTAATATCAGTTCCAGCATAAGCAGTATCGCCGATTTCTGCATCGATTGCATTAATGGCATTTGTTAGATTAGTAGCATTTGCTGTATCTGCTGGTCCACCACTTGGATAAGCATTAGCACCTACTTCTGTTTGTAATTCATTTAGTGCTACAACAACGTTTGAATCATTTACAAAACTACTATTGATTGCTTCAACATCACCAAGTTCTGTTCTTAATTCTCTTAATGCTCCAGAAATATCAGTAGCAGAAAGTCCAGTAAAGGTCATATTACCAATATCTGTTTCATGCTCTCTAATAGCATCTCTAAAGTTTTGAGCAGTTGTTGTAAGAGTATAATCTGTATTTGTACCTCTTAAAGCAGTTTCTAATTCATTAATACCGCCAACTAAGAAATTTGCATCAGTGTTAAGAGTAACAGAACCATTGGTGTGAATATCATCATATAATTCGTTGATACCATCTCTAAAGTTTGTAGCTGAAGTACTTAAATTGTAATTGGCATTTGCACCTCTTGCAGCAGCTTCTAATTCATTAATACCTAATACTAAGTTAGAGGTTGCATCAGTAGCAAGAGCAGTATGATCGCCAAGTTCTGTTCTTAATTCTACAACTGCAGATTTAAAATCATCAGCAGATAGACCACTAAATGATACACCAGTATCAAATAGTTCTGTATGTAATTCGTTAATTGCATCAACAATTGAAGTATTATCTGAAGTTAAAAGATCTCCAACTGTTCGCTTATCTCCACCTTCTGCATTAAACAAATCAGCTTCTAATTCATTTACTGCAGCAGTCAAATCAGTGGCAGATGTATTAAGACTTAATGTACCTACTTCTGCGTGTAATTGATTTAACGCTCTTGTAAGTGTATCATCTTCAGGAGCAATTGCTGAAATGTCTTGGTTACCAATTTGATCTTCATGCTCTCTAATTGCTGTTTCTACAGTTGAGGCAGTTGTACCCATTGCACTTGGTGTAATTGTACCAAGTTCGGCGTCATGCTCATTTATTGCATTTACTAGATTTGTAGCAGAAGTTGTTAAGTTTTCAGTTACACCAACATCATCTTGTAATTCGTTAATCGCAGCAATTGTATCCATTGTGATAAGTTTAATATCATCATTTACTGCAGCTGGTGTATTAAGTTCAATACCTACGCCATAACCTGTAGGTACTTCTGTTAATGCTCCATGATTTGCCGCTTGAATTGCAGCACTATTATCAGGGAATCTTAAATTTGCTCCAGCATTAAAACTGCTGGCATTTGTCATACTCTTAAAGAGTAATTCAGTTGAAGTTGCTTTTAAAACGGTACCGGTAAATCCATTACTTTGATTTAATACTAATCCTTCAGTAATATCACTAACATCCGGAGCATTTAATATTGGTACAGTACCAGCAACACTTACAACGTGGAATCCAGTTGCACTCATATCTTGAGGTATTTCAGTATTATTTTTATATACTCTTACAATACCAACATTATAAGATTCTACAACAATTCTTTCAATGTTTGCAGCAGCAATTGTATTTGTTCCATCTGTTAAATCTTCAGAAGAACTAAAATCGCCACTTGTATTTACAACTAAAATTTTATCAACAGAAGATGAAACAACAGTAGCAGTAAATCCACCAGATTGAGTAACTGTATTATTTTCTAAAAATCCAGTAAGGGAAGATACATCTTTAAGAATAATATATCCACCAGTATTATCAATTACATGCTCAGGAGAAATTTCAAATCTTACAGATTTTGCATCGTCATCTGAGGTATGAAACAAGCTAGCACCATCAGCAACATCAACATAGTTATATGTCTTATCAGATAGATTACTGTCTAATTGATCTGTATCACCAAGATGCAGAGAAATTTTATTAGTCTTTTGTCTTAACTCTTCTAAAGTATTAGACTTATTAATTCTTGTTTCTTTATTAATTGCCATTATTTAGTTAACCCTTTTACTAGTTTTTTAAGTTCAGCAATATCATTTTCTAATCTATCAATTCGAGCGTCTTTATCAGCTAACTTAGCCATTTGCTCTCTACGATTTATAAATGCTGTACTATTAGTATTTATAACAGCTTGAGTAACTGAATCTTTTTCGAAATCAGGTAAATCATCAACTTTTTTTCTTCTCGGCATTTTAATTTCCTATGTTGCACATATTGCTCTAAAATCTTTTACTTTCGGTACAGCTGAAGAGTTTGTTGATGTTAATACAATCTTAAACTGTATGGTACCAAATGTACCTGCAGGATCAATTTCATATTTAACTTCTTCAAACGTTCTTTCATTAACTGGTATTGAACCACCTTCAGGTAATGCGATAGTAAAGGCAATATCTTCAATATTTTGTCCAGATCCACCAGGCAACGCTCTATAATATAAGAACACATTTGATGGTCCAGGTCTATTTACATTGAGATAAACATTTGCAATATCTGCTTCTTCATTTAATTCAACTTTCTTTGTAATATATCTTGCAACACCTAAGCCACCTCTAATTACTTCTTCACTTGTAGATGTATTAGTTTCCGAAGTAATAATATTTTGAATAGTGTGTACACTTAAGTTAGTCATATCTATTACAGGAGATAAGAAATCGCTTGTACTACTTAAGACTGCTCTTAGATTAAACGATTTATTACCACCCATGTGAGCTGTTTCTTGAGTTTCAGAACCAATCATTTTTGGCGCTGTGAACGTATAGTTTTTATTTGGTAAAACTTGGAATTCATCTGTAACTTGATAGGCTGATTCTGTTCCACTAAAACTTTGAGTTGTTCTCATTGTAGCAAAATAAGATGCAGATGTACCAGGTACTTGCACTTCACTTACTACAGGATACATAACATCGACATGTCTATTTTCAGTAGCTTTTACATTTTGCCCGCCGCCAGCACCAGTAGCAGAAGCAGTATCAGAGTTACTTGCAGTAATCGTATAACTGTCATGTTTGATATTACCTATTGTATGAGTACCATTTATATTGGCAGCTGAAATTCCATTAGTATCTAATGCGTTGCTAATTGTTACTCTAGAAACTGAATCATACATACCATGATTTTTATGAGTAATAGTAATTACACCAGAACCACTTGTTGTTGTGAATGGATTATCAATTAATCTTATTGCCGGTAATGTATCATTTGAGAAATTAATAGATCTTGCAGATGAGCTACCATTAATTGTAAATTGACATCTATTTAATTTAAACTTAAGATCTTTACTTTGCTCAGGAGTCCATGTAGAAGCATTTTGAGAAGTAAAGAATACACCACCATAAGGTTGCTTAATAATTCTAAATGTAGTATTTGCTAAATCAAATCCACCCATTTCAGCGATATATACTTCATAACCATCAGATTGAGATGTAAGTACAATTGCGTATTCTTGATCTTGCGCTAAATATACTGGGTAATCAAATTCAAAATTTGTAGCTGAAGTAGAATCACTAGATACATTTACATTAGCTGGATATAAAATTTTATCAGCACCAGGTACAATTTTCTGAGTAGGTATACCATTTTCAGTTGTTCTAATTGTAAGTCTTACAGGTATATTTGCATCTTTAGTTGCAAAATATATATCAGCAGATTTTACAAAGAGTCCACCTTCTTGATCGATAAGAATAGTTTCAGCAACTGGGTCAATCCATGTAGTTGTTTGAGAAACATTAGTATCAAGTAATGTTCTATCGTCGTTTAATTCAGATCTTACTAATCTTGGAACTTTAGTTGATACAACTGTTTCTTCAACAGACTCTTTTAATCCTTGAGCATGATAAGAGGCTTCAGCAAATGTAGTTTCTGAAGACTTATTATTTGTTGAACTATCAGAAAGTCTAAATTCTCTTACACCAGTAGCAAACTTTAATGCGCTTGTTCTTGGTATAACAAACGAACCTTCAATAGATCCTGATGCATCACTTACTAAGTTAGCAGCTCCATCTGGGTGACTACTTTGATTTTCATAAGTTGTAACTCCACTTCTAGAACTAAATTCTACAAACGCTTCTTCTCTTACAAATGAAGATACATCAACACCATCAAAGAATGCATATACTCTTGTATTAGGCTTTAATAATTCTGCTTTAAAGAATATTTTCCTAGATCTGATAAATGGTACAAAGTTAACTTCAACCACTCTCTTTCCATTCGATCTTGTTACTGTATCAAATGCAATATCTGTTCTTAAACCTGTTCTAGATTGGTTTGTAGTTGTAGTAGTTGTAGTAGTCGTTGTTCTTCCAATCCTACCTCCTCTACCTAGAGGGAATGCATCACGATCTCCAAATTCGTTTACATCCCACCAAAAATCGTTATCTCTCCTACCTACTGCGCGCACAGTATTAGTTTGAACATCAACATCTCTACCAGTCCAGTTAGTTTCCCACTCGTTCCAAACTGTACCTAATATACCAGTTTCTTCAGCCATTGACGCAAACTGATCATAACTAGAAGAATCATCAATAGTAACTGTAGGTCTTACATCTACATCTTTCCACTCATCACTATCTGGAGAAAGTTCAACTGTACCACCCCAACTAAATACATTGTAAGGATTAACATTAATTGAAGTAGACGCATATGGTTGATTAATATAATTAGTTTGTGTAAATGGCAATGTTACCATACCAGCATTATTTACAATACTAGAACCAGCACCTACATCACCAGCCTTTCTAATTAAGTTAACATTTCTTTCATCAAACTTAGGTCTTAACAGACCTGCTTGTTTATCAATAGAAACAGCGTATTCTGGATCTGCAGGATTACCTACATTATGTCCATGGAAACCATCAACAATAAATCCATTTTTTAATCTAGAGAAACCGCCACTATCAAACAATTCTACGTCAGCTGCAGATTGTTCTAATAATGATAAAGAAGTATAATACTCTAAATTCTTAATTCTATTATCTAAATCGCCAATATCTCTCATTGTATATCTGCGATTATCTAGAATCTGTGGTTTTACTTCAGATACACCAAAGACATAAGGACTTAATCTTAAATTATAGATTGCCATTGCGTCATCAGGTGTTTTAGGAGCCTGAGGATTTTCATCAGGTACACCAATTTCTGTTGTGTATTCTCCTTTTCTCGTAATGATTAACTTATCAATACGAGGCATGTAATATTCGATATCTGTTGCTAACACTTGACCATTTGCTGGTGCTTGTGGACTAGAAGAACCAGTCCCTGTAAAGTTTGCGCCAGTGTCATCTTTTCTCGGTCTAAAGTCAATACAATCTCTTAAATTAACTAATCCTTGTAAACTACCAAAACTATAAATGGTATCATAATCTTCTTGAGGATATGAATCAACTGTAAAGTAATCACCAGCGCCATGACCATAATAGTCAAAGGTTACTGTAATATTACCAGATACTGTAAATCCAGGTTTAAGAATTACTTTACCAACATCGTAAAAGTTATCACGTTGGCCATTGTCAAGAATAAATCTTGAAGTAATATCTGTACCATTAGCATCAGTAATAGAAATTAACTCTTTAATATCAGCTTTCTCTAATGATAATTCGCCGCTTGTTAAAGATCCCGTTACGCTTACTGTACCAGAAGCTGCACCGCCATTTACTGATTTTGTTTTTTCTAAAATACCAGATTTTTGTACGGTTGCAATTAATTGAACATCAGTACTACCACCACCAAAAATAGTAGTTACATTTAATTGTACTGTTCTGTTATTATCAATTAATGAATAGTAATTTGTATTAGATCCAATTTGTACTGTTTGAGGTGTTCCACCGACATTTGCATATACAAATGCATTATTAAAATCAGTGAACGCTCCTGAACCTACAGCAAGAGTAATTGTTGCAGTACCAGAAGAACCATCAGCAACAAATTTTTGTTTTACTTCATATACAATATCCGAAGCTGCAGGGTTACCAATAGATCTTGTAGATTTTACAGCGTTGTAAGGTAATTTAAATATAAGTCCATTATTACCTACATCAAATAATTGTGCTACACCATTAATATCTGCTCTAAATTGTGTTTCACCAGGTAAAGCTACAGTTTGTTTTACAGATTTTACTGCACTAAACGAACCACTAGTCATTTCAATATCGAAAAGATATAATCTCTTTACGCCAGACGCAGCATCGTCTAAAATGTTTCTTACTCTTGCAGTACCAACATTAGTTGATTGTCCTTGAGCAATTGTATTTGTATAAAGAGTTACAGTAGAAAAGTCATTAACGTCAGGAACACCTTGCATGCTTGCTGAATTAACTTTTACATAGTTACCTACATTAAGAGTTCTTTGTGCACCATTTTCTGAGTTAGTAGCATCGGCTCCACGAGGTTTTTCTACAATTACTTGCTTACTTGCAAAGTTTTGTATACGATAACCTTTAACATAAGCAACACCAGGCTCGATAGATACTAATAATCTATCCTTACCAAATGTTTCAGCATCTGAAGTATTTGCAGCGTCTCCATCAGCTACAATTTCACTTGCCGTTTTAAAACCATTGTTAGAACCATTATTAAAATATTCTTTTACATTTACAACAAATGGTTCAACTGTGTAATCACCACTTTCTTCATAAGTTCTTCGAGCTAATCTATCAGATAATTCTGTTCCAAGAGTTTTATCAGTCTTATCAACTTGTGTTTTACCTTCAGTAATTACAAGTAATGTAATAAAACTTGCTTCAGTTCTAGAACCTAATTCTAATGGTCCTTTTACTAATTGAGTACCTATCTTATATCTTGTTGCTCCAGGAGCTGCAGTATTAGGTACGCCTTGAGCGTTATCTAATAATGAAGTATCAGATGCAGAATCAATAACTTCTTCTGTTACTTTTAAACCTACGATATAATTAGGTGTGTTAGTGTATTTGTCTAATACTAGTGTTCCAGCAGGTACAAAAATAAAATTACCTGCAATAAAATATACACCTTCTTCAATATGAACAGCAGATCCTTGACCTGTAGGAACATCTGAAGTTGGTTTTACTTTTGCATATAGAGTAGGAGAACCATCATTAGATAATTCTTCAGCTCCAGTAAATGTTTGATTATTGTTATTATTTCCTGAGTCAGTATATTTTACGTAAAGTGTATTAGGATCGCTACCTTCAGCAGCAACTACGGAAAGAACCTTTGCTTTTACTCCACTTGTAGCACCTGTAATTGTTGTGCCAACTAAACTATTAAGATATGTGTCAGTGTTTAAAGCACCACCAACACTATGAGTAAATGCAGATTCAATTTTTACAAAATCAAATTCAACATCTACCGTTGCCTTACCATTTACAACTCGAGATCCATCTTTAAAGTTATATTGACCAAATCTGTCTATTTGAGCTTGTAAAAGAGTTTGTATCTGAGTTAACTCTCTTGCCTGTACAGAATAACCTGGTCTAAAAAGAATTCGATGAAAGTTTTTTGTTTCATCAAAATCATCATAGTAAGGTGCATTCGAATAATTCTTAATAATTGTAGTAGCCATAAATTTTTTTACCTAATATTCTATCTATATTAGAATTCTAATATTAATTTAATATCTTCAATCTGAGTTGCAGTTCTATCAATAGGTGTTCTATTTTCTAAGAATAAAACTGTACCACTTTGTTTTTCTACTTCTGGATCATTTACACCATTTGCAGCCTCAGTTTGAGTTGTTGCGTTTGATGTTCCACCAGTAATTGTTTCGTTATTTACAAAAGTACCATAACCAGTTTTTGCATTTTGATAATAGTAAATGTAACCTGTACCTGCATCCTTTTCAGCAATAAATGCTTTAGCTCCAGATGTTCCACCAGTAATTACTTCATCAACTTGGAAAGAAGCAATACTACCAGTAACATCTAAATAGCCTAATGCTTTAAGAGAATCAGCGGTTGCAACCTTACCACCATCTGGAGTTGCATTGTATTCTCTTGGTTCTTTTAATAACATAACTTGTCTAAAATCATTACCTACTGTAATGTCACCGTTTACTGAACCATCTAATTGTGTATTCAATGCAACAAAGAATGCGCCAAGTTCTTTTACTGGGTCAACACCATGACCATTTCTTGGAGAAATAACAGCTCTTGCTGTAGCATCTTGACCAGATCCATCAGAAGAAATTACAATATCAGCGACTGTATAATCTGTTCCTTTGTCATTAAGTACAATAGTAGAAATAGCTCCACCAGAAACAGTAACACCAGCATCTACAACTGTAGCACCAGTACCATCACCAGTAATTGTTACTGTGAAGTTATCAGCAGCATCATAACCAGATCCGCCAGCTGTTACTTCAATTCTTTCAATACCTGCAGCTTTGTTAAAATCTTTAGAAGCTTTTTGGTTTAGATATTGAGCATAATCTGCTTCTGATAAAACAGCTTCAGCAGCAGCATCATTAGGGAATGAAAAACTTAAAACAGTATTACTTGATAGTGTTTGAGCTGTAGAAAGAGTAAGTACAGATCCAGAAATACTAGATACAGTCGGTGTTCCCGAAATACCAGATCCTGATACTTCCATCCCTGTTAATATATTTACATTTGATTCTGTAAGAACTACTTCTGTGCTACTAGATACTCCAGCTGCAACAATAGCAGAAGCTCCAAGAGAAACAGTTTTAACGGGCATATAACTATTTGTTAGGAACTTTTCAGAATCAGCAACAGAAACTGTATACATGTATTTCCATGTGTATCCATCAGATTCTGCTGTAGGAGCTGTTAAAGTTTGTGTTGGTTGAATAATAGAACCACCTGTACCAGCAATGATACACTTATAAACTTTAAACTCTGTTGTGATAATATAAAATTGTTTATCAAAAATATCTGGATCGTTGGAATCCCAAGCCACGTAGCTTCTACCTGATGTCCAGTTATGTCTTGGTACGATATGAGATACCTCAGCAGAAGAGATCTTTTTAAGACCTAACATATTCTGCCTTGCTTCTCCAAGAGCGTCTAATGTATCAAGTGGATTAAAGGGTGTTGTATCTGTTGTATCGCTGATCGTATTAGACCATGCATCGGATTTACCAACACTCACATACACACTTGATTCTTGAACGTCTTCTCTAAAATTTTCTGCGTTCAGAACTCTGAAATTTGAACTTACTATTGCTGTCATATTATTTTCCCGTTATGTGCCTATAAACGAATTAGTGTTATAGTTATTTATAACAGCTGACTCGACGTTTTGTAACTCTTGTGACCCAAAAAAGTCAATTGAGTAACCTATATTATATAGGCGTTGACTATTAAAAAACTCGTCTCCTTTTCTTTCATAGTAGCCATTGTCTTCAATTGTCCTATATGCTGGATTGACTACTTTGACTCTATGTTCTTGTAAAAATTTATCTGGATTACCAGTACTTGTTAATATACTTCCTGTTGCTTGTACTGGATTTACCTTTACCTCAGTAATAATATCTTCTACTTCGGTATGATTTAAACTTAAAATTCTCTTTAATTTTTGTTCTTTTACTCTCTGCTCGTTTTGCGATCCTGTTGTAAAGAATAATTGAGGATCTCGAATATATCCTGAACCAGCATTATCTATATTTACCCCTGTTATTTCTCCTTCATTTATTTTAACTTGACCTTCAATTGCTCCAACTCTTAGTCCTTCTGGTAATAATAAATCATCTGCTTCTTCTTGAGCTGTATATAATACATCATTAGGAGCAATTGAAAAAGTTGCTGCAGCGTCAGTACCAATAAGATTACCTAATGCGTCTACTTCTTCTGGTTCAGCAAATCTAATTGTAGGTGCAGTATTGAATATCTTATTTGCTAAACCATGCAATTTAAGACTTACAATTTTACCAACAACTGAATTATTTTGAGCATCAACTGGATTAGAAGCAGTTACAAATAACTGTGTATATCCTGAACCAGCACTTGTAATAGAAATATTATCAACTTCAATTTCACCGTCTGAAGTCAACGTACCTAAATCAATAACTGGTTCTACAATACTTGAACCTTCTCCATTAAATGTAAGTGTTGGAGCAGTAAGATAACCAAAACCTTTATCAATAATATCTATACTCTCTACTCCACCTGTATTATTAAGTGTAATTGAGAATCTGGCTGGTCTTCCTCTATTTGCTGTAACACCAGGTGTAAATGAAGAAGCAAATGCTTCAACAAGTACAGGTAAGTCTTCTACACCAATCACACCAGGTACTTGGAATGGCATTGCCGATAATAATTCTAACGTCGTCCCTGGGATTACCTGAGGTAATGTTTTTCTATTGTTAACAGTTTCAACATTAATAAGTTGTATTAACAATAAGATTTCTGCAAAATATTTAAATCCAGCCGGGTGAACTAATCGATTAAATACTAAATCCCAATCAGAAATATTAGTACCAGATTTAATTACATAACTAAATTTTTGATATCTTAAACTGTCTTGTACTTTAATATCATCAGATAAAAAACCTTTTTTATCCAAATAGATACCACCCTTAGGTAATGCAGCATCGACTTCCCAATTACCAGATGAAGGTATAAGTGTTTTGTCATAAGGATAACTTACTTCAACATCATCATTAAAAAGAATTCTAAAGAAAATTTCAATTGAGTCTGATGTACCACGCAATTTATAGAAATCAATAAACTGCTTATACAATGTTCTTTTATTAACTAATATATTTCTTGGTACAATAGGAGCAATTTCTTTTTGCATTAACTCCAAGTAGTTTTGATCGTTCTCATCAATATCTAAATGTCTTTCAATTTCATTTAAAACATATGATGGACCAGGACCTACCCAATATGTAATAGGTGTTGTAAGTTTAGCACTCTTTGTATTATGTGCTGAAAGTCCAGATACAGTTAATGTCTTACCAATATCTGATGTACTATCTGCTAAACTACCAGGTAATTCATTACCATTAGAAATCGTAATATTAGTTGCAGATAAAGGTATTGTTGTCGATATATTATCTGCATCTGTTACAACTAATGTAGAACTACCACCAGTTTCATCAGTAAAAAAATGGTCATTATTATTTTCAGGATCTGATACTCTAAAAGTTGCTTTATCATCTAATACAATATCCGTAAATGTTTCAGTTTCAAGATACTGAAACTCATCTTGGTTCATGTATTGATAATATTTTTCTAAAAATAATTTAAGTTGTTCTTTATCATCAAAGATTTCACTAGGTATAAGAGAGTCAAGACGAATATCTTCTTTCGTCTGCCTGAGAGTACTTTTATCTTCCTCAATATGACCGTGTGAAAAACTCTTTTGATGAGACATTACTTAATTCTCGCTGTCGTGTTATAGTTAATTGCTCCAGCAGATCCAGCAACCGAAATAGTATCGATTTCAGGAGTGATATTAACTCTTTGAGAGTCAATTGATAATAACTGATTTCTACTTGGTGCTAAGTCTAATGAATTAGGTACAACAGTTAATCTAATATCTGTATTTGTATTTACAGCAAATGAATGTAATGTTAACTTACCATTGCTCACATCCATTTCACCTACATCATTTAATACTGTAATATTACTACCTGCAACAATTTTATATACAATTAATCTTCTTTTTTCAGATTCTCCAGTAATTGGTATATCACCAATGTAATGATCTTCAGTAGCATTTGTATTGAGTTTAAATGCTGTACTTGTTAATACAAACGCAGTGGATTGACCTGATTGATAAAATGGTTCAACATAGTTTAATGTAAAATTATTTTGATTCACATCTGTTTTTGCATTAATTGTTTGAAACATTCTTGGTCGTACAGTACTATTCTGAATAGATGGGTCGGCTGAATCAATCTTTCTCGTAAGTTGAGAATGCCTAAATACACCATCAAATTTATTCAGGTTATTAAAGTTATAATCCGAAATTGTATCTCTAATTACAGATGTAATTTCAGCAGGACCTCTATCAGTAAGGTTAGGATTATATTTTACAAATACATCTAATTCAAGATTTGTAAAACTCGGATCTACAATTTCAGGTGTAATTGATACTACATTCTTACCACGTAAAACTGATGCTTTAATTGTATTCTTTTCAGCATCAGTTAATTTATCAGCAGTAATTGGTTTGACAGAAATGTATGCCTTACCATAATCAGGCGGATCATTATCTTCACCACCCCATGTTGAAATAGAATCGATATTACTAAAGCTATTTTTAATAATAGTTGCATAATCATCTGAAGTAACAGCACGATTCTGAGATGCGAATGATAGAGGAGCGTTAAATCTAATTGATTCAGTTGTTTCTCTATCATCACCACCCTGTGAATTAGTACTTGTAGTAACTACAATATTACTATATCCATTAATAGTATCATTCATTGTAAATACACTAGCACCATTAGACTCTGAGCCTTCAGTAATAATATAATCTAAAGTTACAATATTATTATTGGAAGGCTTTAAACCTGTAATACCATCACCAAAATATACTTCATAATATTCAGATGAATTTTCTTGTAAATAGAAAACCTTTGTTGTTGATGTTACATCTTTTAATGATTCAAACTGCGTGTAAATATCAAATGATGTAGACTCTTCATTTTCTTGTACTCTTACTCTTAATGTAGAAGTATCGGCATTAAAATCTGATAATTGAAATTTCTGATTCTCAATATCATTATCAACTCTAAATTTTAATTCTCTTAATTCGCCTTCAACAAGAGTTACATTGCTAAATACATATTGGTTATTAGATAACTCAGCCGATTGTGTATTTAATACAAGGTAGTTATATTCTTCACCATCGACATTTGACTTTAATTTTGTACCACGCTTTAAATTAATTGTAGCAGGCTTAGTACCCACAACATCAGATACATCCACAGTAATAGTTACTGTAGCTCTTGGGCAAAGAATAGATCTTGGTATATAACCAAGTAACTTTGCTCTTGTAACAACATTACCTCTAATTTGAGCTGAATCTAAAAAAGCTTCATTCAAGGAATAATGAGCATTCATTGCGTTATAATGTGTATTATAAGCTAATACATCAAGTAATACACTCAGACCAGAGCCATCAAAATCATAATCATTAAACTCACTTTGTTGCTTTAAAAAGTTTTTAAGATTCTTTTTAATTTGATCGAAGTCTAATTCTGTTACATTTAAATTTGTCGCCATTTTATCTTAACCTTCTTAGTATGATTTCAACAGACTGTTCTGTTTCTATTTCCTTCAATAAAAACTTTACTAATATATTATATGCATTTTCGTCTGAATTATCTTTTACATCAACACTTAATACTTCAGCTCTTGGTTCGTGTCGAGTAATTACATTTTTAATGTTTTCTTTTATTGCAATTCTTGTAATTGCATCAGCAGGCTCAAATAATAAACCTCTGAGATTTGCTCCTAGACCTGGCTGAAACGGCCTTTCAAAAGCATTTGTTTGTAATAATGTTTTAATTGCATTCTTTACTGCAGCGTCATCCTTCAAAGGTATAATATCCTTACGAATTGGATGTATTTTCAGAGATAAATCTAAATCACGATGCTGTTTTCTACGAGAAACAACCTTCGATCTTTGAAGATCTCCTGATATTCTTTTATCGCCTGTAAGTAAAGTTGACATATAACTATTTATATCCTATATTACGATGTTTCTTCTTGTTCAGTGAGAGATTTTTGTTTTCTCGCCACAGCCTGTGTAGCAGCAATAGTAAAGGATTCGGCAAATCCTATTTTAAGTCCATATCCAAGAGCAAATTCTTTCTCTTTATTATATTGCTTTTCAACACCTTGCCCTTCTGCTTTAAAATCCCAGCTTGAAAGTTTTTTATGTTTAGCCTTAAATGCTGCTTGTCTACTTCTTAAATCACTTACAGTATAATCAAAAAACTTTAATGCGTCTGTATCACCACCACCAGCTTCGACAATTTCAATTATACCTTCTGGCCAAGTAAGGTCAAATAGTTTTTGTCTATTCTTTTTTCCTCTCAAACCTATTTTAGTAATCTGTACTTGATTATCTCTATATGAAAGCTTTCTTGCGACTTTAATTAAATCTTTATTTAACTCATACTTATCTAATTCCACTGGAGCAACTGGAGCTGTTTTCTTTTCAGGTGTAGGCTCTGGTGGTTTCTCTTCAGCCGGCTTAGACTCTTTTGGTTCTTCTTTTACTGTTCCATCAGGTTTTACTTCAAGGTTAGGTATTTGGTCACATATAGCAGACTTATTTATTGTAGGCGGAAACGAATCTAATCCAAGTTCACTTATTTTATCTGCAGGAAAATTTGTACCATATTTACTATTTAACTCTGTAAGTTTAGAACTAAGTTCTTCTGGTGTAGTAACACTAGTTAAAGATAATAAGTCTTTTTGTATACCATCAATCTCAGGTATTTCAGGCTTAAAGGATTCTAATTTGCCTTTAAGCTCATTCATTTTAGATTGCATTGCAGCTAACTGTTCTTTACCAGCTTCTAAAATATTATTTAACTCTTTTTGTTTATCTTTTATATCAGTAAGAGTTTGATTATCAGCGCATAAAGACATTATGTATTAGCCTCCGGAGGTGTTGTTGATTGAGTTCCTGGAGTAGGCGAACTTGCTCCACCAGTTCCTGGTACTTCAACGTGTGTATGCTGTGTATGAGTAATTGTATTAACAGTTAATTCACCAGCATCATATGTTATATCTGCCTCTGCACAAGTTAATGTATGTGTACCATCAATCTCTTCAGTTAAATTACCTGTTGTACCAAACTTCATATTACCATTTGATGCGACTGCATAATCACCTACTGAACTTTGTGAATATTTACCACCAGCAAAAAGATTCATATTTTCATATGATGTGTTAGAATAATTCTTTGCTGTATTAATAACATAATCATTTGATATAGTCATAAGATTATCATTAACAACATTAGTAATTAAATCATTATTAATTAAAAGATTATCATTATTACCTATATTGACACTACGATTTCTTGCGATTTCAGCTTCATGGTTACCTTGAATACCTTGTTGTAATGAACCTTTAATATTCATAGTCATATCTTTTTCTACTTCTAAATGATAGTTACCATATACTAATTGTCTTAAATCACCATCAATTGTCATATTCATATTACCTTTGATATGAATATTTTTATTATTTACAATGATTTCATAATCGTCACCAACTATTTTTACTTGTCTTGTACCATTATTGTATATTTCTTCATATGAACCAGATGTATGCATGCGATGAGTTCTTTCAAATCCTGGTGTATCATCTATTTCTGTAATATGACCACCTTCAGATTCATATACTTTATTATAAGGATAATCAGGTTCATGGCCATTTAAAGCCTTTAATTCAGTCCATGTTTGAGTTTCATAATAACTATCTGATTTATCATCAGCCACTGTCGATATTTTAGCAGGACTTGCAGTATTAATTGCAGGATAATCTTCTTTATTTCTTTCTAAAACAGACGCGCCATTTTGATATTTAGAATTTCTTGCAGAGAAATTAACATCGCTTTGACCTACATATTCTCCTTTAGGTAAATTATCTCCAGTAAATCCTAAAGCCTTATCTCTTGAAGAAGCTTGAGACGCAATTGTACCCATGATAATAGGATCTTGAGCTGATGGTCCATCTCTAAAAAATCCTACGACCCATGAACCTTCCATTAATCCATGTGGTGTGTCACCAATACCTGATGTACCACTTGAAGTTGTTGGCATCATTACAGTAGCCCAAGGAAGATCTTCAGTTTCTAAATCAGCTCTATTTTCACTATGATATCCAAAGCATCGTACTCTTACACGATTCAGTTCTTCAGGATCAAATCGATCTTCTACTACTCCAGTAAACCATGAAAACTGACCATCAACAAAACCATCTTGACTACGCATCTAAACTCACTCCTAACGAATCTCTCTTTATTGTCACTCTTTGTGTAAACTCTTCATCAAATACATGTGTGATTCTTGATATAATATATTTGCCTGATAAATATTTATCTCTTAAATTATCAGTGTCTAAATGCTGAGGATCTGTAGCCTTAATGAATTTTAGATCGATTAATTTACCTACAGATAATTCAAAGTCTCCAGATAATAATATATTAAGAGATTGAAAATCAACTGTTCTTAAATGAGATTCATATTTATTAAGAGATATATCAGTTGGCGCATGATAGTTATCAACACTATCAAACGCTTTTGAATTTAATGAGATATAATAATTAGCTGATTCGTCTAATGTATCATATGTTTTATCAAATATTTTATCCTGTGGAAAGGGTTTATTCTTATTAATCTTTTGACCTTTGTAATTATATGTTTGTTTCTTAAAAGTTTTTGTAGCAATATCTAATGTATGTAATGTACTTGAATAAGCACCTCTTGCAATAGGATATAATTGACCCATATTTAAATCACCATCAATTGACTTAATTCTTCTTCGCACTTCATCATAATATTCTTTTGTACCAATTGAATTTTTAAATCCAGGTCTAAACTCATAAAAGTCATAAGGATCTAATGCAATTAAAGTATTATATGATACAAATTTTATTTCTTGATCTTTTGCTGTTTCATAAAAGTAATATGGCATGCCATTATCATATGCACTTCTCATTAACCATCTAATTGCTTGTAATGGTTTAATCGATGGGTATATACCCTTAATAATACTCTTACTTGATGTCTCAATGTCTTTATTAATAATACCTAAATCTCTTGTAATACGATGTACTAAGTCTCCAATCGTACCTCTAAAAGATGTTTTAAGTATTTTAGCTTGATCATTATATACATGTTCAGATACACATCTAAATCTATAAAATTGTTTTGTAGGTTCAAGTCTTGTATAACCAAACACTTCAGCAATTTTAAGTTTTAATTTAAATGCTTGAGGATCTTGTAAATTAGAGTTCGGCGATCGACTTATATGTATATAAATCTTCTCATTGCCTGAAATTTTATGTTCTTCTAAAAAGTTTGTTGCATCAACAATTACTAATACTACATTTAAAAATGGACTATCAATTGACTCTTGAATTTCAAATTTATTAACAAGATTTGATATATCTAAAGTCAATCCAGCATTAGTGGTCATTTCTATTGCGCGAATAGAATAACTTGATGGTGTAAGTGAGTCATTACTTCCAGGTAATGCTCTTGATGTACCTTTATTAGACATTTAATAATTCTTCGTACTGATCGACAAATTGATTGATATATTCTGGTAAGACATATCTTATTCTTGATTGTTCTTCATTTACTTCATTTACATGTTCACGATTAGTAACATATTTTAAATCAGATTCTGCAATACCACCTTGTATAAAGATTGCATTTGTTACTGGTTTTTTATCGGGATCATCTTGCTTATAATAGTAATATGGAGCATCTGCATATTTAAATACACGATATGTATCTACAAACTCTTCTGCCTGATCTCCAAATTCAATTTGTTTTACTGTTTCTGTAGCAAAGTTAATACTTTGAGGATCGCCAATAAATGCTCCACCAATTACACTTGGATCTGGATCACCGGTAATACCATTAACACCAGACGTGCCCAGCGTTACATCCTGTACGATTAATTGATTCATATCAATATTCTTTGCTGTAAGTCTACCCTTTGCTCCACTCTTTGTACCATATATCGTTTGCCCTACATCAAATTTACCAGCGATACTATTTCTAAACTCTGTAATAATTTGATCAGTATTACGTACAATACTTGGCCTTGTGGTAATTACATATCCATTATATTCTTTTTGTATATACTCAAATAAATCTTCTTGACTCATTGGCCATGCGCGATAACCATCATGTAAAAATTTATTAACAACAAAAAAGGTCCAATAAAATTCTGGTGTACCATATATTCTTTGCGATACGATATCAGGTCTTTCACCATTTTTGATTTCATAAAATCTATATACTGATGGATTATCTAAAAACTCTTCTACAGGTCTTACATTTCTAAATATGTCAACCATATTTTGAGATATGCCCGTACCTAAAAAGTCATATGATCTTGTTGGAAATAGTTTAAAAAAGTTACTCATTAACCATTACCTCCTTCGCCAGTAGTACTTGTAGTACCGGCCATAGTTTGAGGTCTTGCAGTATTATAATCAAAACCTTTTTTATCTTTATAAATGTCTTGTCTTGAAAGCATTCTACCTTCGCTAAATTGTAAATTCATTTGAACAGATGTAGGAGCACCAAAACCACCGTCACCCTTAAAGAAACTATTACCTTCATTATTAATAGTAACATTCATACCTGCAAGAAAACATTCATGTATAAATGGCATATACGGATTTTCTTCTTCGCCATCAAAGAATTGTATTTTAAATTTTTCAGGATATCTCGCTACAAAGTTTTCAACCTCTGGATACATATACTTTCTAAAAAAGTTTTCAATGTTTTTAATATCATTACTTTCATCCATTGATTCAGGTACTAATGTAAATGAAAATTCAAATGTTCTTAAGTTCATTGACTCAAATGCCAATGCGGTTTGTGGGTTAAATGCTACACCTTGAGATAAAGCAACTGCTGCTGTTTTATTTGCATCAACACCCATCTTATCCAATAACTTAAGAGAACCCACAAGCTGTTGATTGTCAGATAATTCAAATCCAGATGCTCCAGCTGTAATATTATTAGCAAAGCTTTGAGCAGCTTTTATTTCGCCTAACTCAATACCATTATAATTCGCACCGTCGCCTACTGATATTCCTTGTGGACAATATAAATGTACTTTCTCATAATCTAAATTTTTTGTTGTAGGCGAAAAACAAATGTGAGGATACTTACCCTCTCCTATTTTTTCCCTTAATGCTCTTGGAAAGACAATAATAGACATGCTTAATTCCTGTATAAATAAATATTTCTATAGGATTATTTATATGGCTTATAAAGGTAGATATACAATTAAAAAACCAGAAAAGTATGCTGGTGATCCAACGAAGGTCGTATATCGATCTCTCTGGGAGCGTAATGCATTTAGATGGTGTGAAAACAATCCAGATGTTAAATTATGGAATAGCGAAGATGTAGTTGTACCATATGTTTATAGCGTAGATAAATCATTACATCGATATTATGTTGATTTATTAATACAAATGAAGAATGGTAAAACATATCTCATTGAGATTAAACCTAAAAAAGAAACAGCTCCTCCCAAGACTCCTAAACGTAAAAGCAAACGTTATATAAATGAACAGCTTACATATATCAAAAATACCGATAAATGGAATGCTGCTAATAAATTTGCTCAACATAATGGATGGAAATTTCAAGTCTGGACTGAAGATACTCTTAAAAATCTTGGTATAAAGATACTTTAAGAACATATAAATAGTTATATGGCAAGTCTATTTGATACATTAAATGCCAATGCTTTTAGAGCTGGCGTACAACCAAGATCAAAGGAATCAATGAGATGGTTCCAAAAAGCTGTGCGAGATCTTGGTAGAGTAAATCGTAGAACAGTATTAAAAGATCCTAATCTTAAAACACAAGCTAATCCAAAGGTTGGCGATATGTGTATGTATTTTTACGATCCTAAATTAAAAAATGAGTTACCTTATTATGATAGATTCCCTCTGACTATTTTAGTACAGCCGGCTCCGGGTGGTTTCCATGGACTTAATTTACACTATTTGAGCCCTGCAGTAAGAGCAAGATTTCTTGATGAGTTAATGTCATTAGCTCCTAAAAAGGTAACAGATACAACAAGGCTTGCAAGACTAAGATATAATCTATTAAGTGGTGTACGTAAATATAAAGAGTTTCAACCATGTTTTAAACATTACTTAATGGATCACGTTAAATCACCTATTAGAAGAGTGCCTATGACTGAATGGGAAATTGCAATCTTCTTACCTGTTGAGCAGTTTGCTAAGGTTAAGAAAGAATCAGTCTGGAGATACTCTAGAAAACAATATCAGAGTGGATCATGAGCATAGATAACTTAAAAGCAACAATTTCTAAAAAAGGTGGATTAGCACCGAGTAATAAATTTAATGTATTTTTTACTCCGCCTTCTCAGGCATTACTTAATTTAAATAGTGAATCAATTGTAGGGTCATTATTATCTGGTAATTTTTCAGCAGGTAATTTAATTAATGACCCAAGAGATATATCAATACTTTGCCAATCAGTTTCGATTCCAGGCAGAAATATATCTACATTTGAACATAGTGATGTTAACCAAGTTAATAAGTTTCCATATACATTCATTGATGATGATATTACATTTACGTTCTTAGTTACCAATGATTATTATATGAGACAAATGTTTGACAACTGGATGTCAGGCATATTTGATACTCAATCATATAGAGTGGGTTACAAAAAAGATTATTCTGTTGATGTAATTATACAACAGTTAAATCAAGAGGATGTTCCAGTATATGGTGTAAAGCTCGAAAAGGCTTTTCCCATAACAATGAATTCAATTGAATTGAATCAAGATTCGCAAACGGTATTACAAATGAGTGTTACCTTTGCGTATGATAAATATGTACCTGAAGGTCCATTATCTAGTACAGCTTCGGCTATAGTTAATTCGATACCAGGTTCATTTATATAATATAGGAGAATATTATGGCTTTGCCAAAAGTGATGAGCTCGAGATATAGCACTACGCTACCGTCAACGGGTCAAACAATAGAATATAGACCATACGTGGTCAAAGAAGAAAAAATTCTTATGATTGCTTTAGAATCTCAAGATCAAAAGCAAATAGTAAGAGCCATGAAAGATGTTGTAAAGGCTTGTGTATTTGATGATATTGATATACGTAAACTTACAGCATTTGATTTAGAATGGATGTTTTTAAAATTACGTTCTAAATCAGTTGGTGAAAAGGCAGTTGTAAAACTTAAATGCCTTGAAGAAGAATGTAATGGAGTCACTGATGTTGATATTGATTTAGAATCAGTAAAAGTTGATGGTGATTTTGATAAAGATAAAGTAATTAAAATTACAGATGATATGGGTGTTACTGTTAGGTATCCATCCGTTGATGATTTGGCCAAGTATGATACTAAGAAGTTGAATACTTTCCAAGGAGCTGTAGAAATGATTGTTGATTGTATCGATACAATTTATGATGATGAAAATGTATATGATACAAAAGATGAAAAACGAGAGGACGTGGTAGACTTCTTAGAAAGTTTAAGTTCAACGCAATTTAAAAGAATTGCGGATTGGTTTCAATCAATGCCAACAGTTGCAGATGTTGTAGAGTATAGCTGCATGGCATGTGGAAAGAAACAAGAACTTGAGCTAAGGGGTATCCAAAGTTTTTTTACGTAGGCCTCTCGCATGATAGTCTGGTAAACCATTACAAGACTAACTTTGCAATGATGCAACATCATAACTATAGTTTAACAGAACTAGATGATATGGTACCGTGGGAGAGGGAGATTTACATAGCTCTGCTACAAGAACATATCAAAAAAGAAAATGAAAAGATGGCAAACATGCAGAGGAGAATGAAAAAATAATGGCTGAAGTAGATAGTAGAAATGAAGTCGAATTAGACTTAGAAAAATATGATAAGCTCATTAATAGCTTACATGACAAAGAAAAAGAAATTGCAAGGCTTAAAGCAGATGCTGAAGCTCAGAAAAAATCGATTGCACCTAAGAAAAAGAGAAGAGTATTAGACATCTTCCTTGATGATAATGATGTAAATGAAAAAGCAATCGTTGGATTTATATCATTTGCTATGATGGTAGCATTTGGTATATTTGATCTGATCACAGCAATGGACGGTACGCCTTTAGAAATTTCAGATACCATTTATACATCTTTTGTTGTAGTAACATTAGGTTGTTTTGGTATCAGTGAAGCTGGTAAAGCTTTCGGCAAATAGGAACTAGAAAATGGCTGATGAAAAGTTAGGTACAAAAGGTTTATCCGATACTATTAAAAAGTTAAGAGATGATATTAATAAATCGTCTGATACTGGTATTGGTAAAGATGAGTTTATAAAAGCTCAAGTAAAAGCTGAATCAATTGAAACAAAACTTTTTGAAGCCGAGCAGGCAGGTGATGATGCTCGAGCAGCTGCTATACGTGATCAGCTTAGTGGAGTACGTGAAGCATTAGAACGTGGTCCTATGAATCTTGCAACGCTCAATAAGCGTATGGAAGAACTAGACGCAATAAATGCTAACTTAGAAAAGGCTGCCGAAAGAGAAGAAAATCAACAAAAGATTTTAGAACAACAACTTGCAAGAGATGAAACAACTCGAAGTTTAAGAGACTTAAATGATTCTCTAAAATCGCAGACCGAAAGATTAGAAGATACAACAAGTATAGAGAAATCACTAGAAAATTTACAAGGATTTTTTGGTGCTTCACAAAATGAAACATCTCAAAAGTTACAAGAAGCATATCAACAAGCAACTGCTGATCTTGCTGCAGCAGACGCTGCTGGAGATGAGCAAGCAAGAGCGATCGCTTTACAACAATTACAAGCAATTCAAGAAGGTGCTGAATCTGAAGAAAAAAGAAGAGAAGCTCAAAAAGCATTAGACGAACAAAATGATGCTCTCTTAAAAACGGCTAATGGCGTTGAAGGATTAGGTAATAAGTTTGATGACTTTGCATCAACTGCAGCTGGTGGTATAGGATTCCTTGCTACACTTGCAGGTTTAGCTTTATTATTTTTAGATCCTCAAAAATTCGCCGAACTCATTGGTAAGGTAATCGAAAATATTACAAATGTATTCTCTGGAATTTATCAAATCTTTACTGGAGATATAGAAGGTGGACTTGGACTTATAAAAGATAACCTTGGTACATTTGCAGCATTGCTTGGTGGTTTATTATTATTCCTTGGTGGTCCATTACTTAAAGGTTTAAGTATGGTACTTAAGGTAGCAAGAGTCGTAAGAGGATTTGTATTATTACAATGGGTACCAGGTATGGTTGCTGCTTTAAGTGGTATGGCAACATCCTTTATGGCTATGGTCGCTCCATTTGCTCCAATTATCGCAATTGCAGCTGGAGTCATTGCAGTCATTGGTGGATTATATTATGGCTTCCAAAAACTAAGAGAAAGCTTAGGGCCTGGTGCTGGAATTATCGATACACTTAAAGTTGCTGCATTATATCTTGTAGACTTTTTATCGATGCTCGTAAATGGTATTACATTTGTACCAAGAAAGATTATTGGATTCCTTGGAGCAAGAGCTGCTAAATGGTTATTTGGAGATGATTTTGACACATCTGCTCTAGATTCTATTTCTCGAGGTTTACGTACTGATCGAGGAGCTACAGCGGCTGCTGAAATGAGAGAAGCAAATGAAGCAAGAGCTGCAGAAGAGCCAGTACAAGATCCGCCATTACCTACATTTGATCAAGCATTGGAAGGTGATGGTACATTTGATGCTACTCTCAACAACTCAGGATTTAACTTAGATAATCTCATGGGTGAAAACTTTGACCTAGCTCTTGAAGGACAATCAGCTCCAAGTCTTACAAGTGTTGTACAAAACAATTCACCAAGTAATAGAAAAACAACAAATACTACAATCATTGAACAACCAACCAGTCCTGGTATGGGAGTTCTTTCTGGATTATCTTTCGCTAGATAACAAAAAGCCCAGTTGCAACTGGGCTCTTCGGGCAATTTACTGATTAAGGTTTATGTGGACTTACCCTTAACCAGCGGAAGGACGCCAATCGACTCTGCTTTACCTATACGATTCCACTAGGTACGTTTTAGTCATCTTGAGCTAGTTTAGCAAAATAGCTTAGAGTATCATCTTCATCAGAAGATTCAGCAACAGGCTCTACAAAGGTTGATTCCTCACTCCTCATAACTGGTGCTTCAACTACAGGTGCAGGAGACGGAGCTTCCATCGATACACCAGCAGATACGCCAAGTACTTTATTAAGTTTAGCTTTCAATTCGTCGTAAGACTTATAGTTTTTCGGATCAAGAAAATCTTGCAAACTGTATAGCTTATCATAGACTTCTTGTAACTGACCTTCATCACCGCTGAAAAGAGGAGCTGGAGCACTGAACTCTGACTTATCATAGTTCACCCAACCTTCTACTTTTCTAATCTTTAATTTAAAGTCAGCACCTTCCCAGAAGTCATAAGGATTAACAGGTTCTTCATCTGCAAATTGTGGTTGCATTACATCCATGATTTTATCAAAGATCTTTTTACCAAATTTGTAAAGGAATACCTTCCCTTCATTTTCTGGATTAGACGGATCAGAAACGACAAGCACATTACTTACATAATGTAGTCTACGTTTTTGTTCCCTTGCTAAAGCTTTATCCTCGTCTCTACCAGAATTCCACAGTACAGAGTTGTGCTCTGATACTGGATCATCTTGACCAATTGAGGTTAAAGAGTTTTCTATATACCATAGACCAGTAGGACCCTTAAAGCCATGATCCCAATATCTTACCCAAGGAAGGTCTTCACCATCTTTGGCAGGTAAGAAACGAATAACGGCATAACCATTTCCTGCTTTATCTCTGGTAGGTTTCCAGAATCTAGTATCATCATATGAATTAGTTTCTGGTTTTGCTGTGGATACAGCTTCGGCTGCTTTTACGAGTTTGTCAATTGACGAGCCTCGCATGCTCTTTAGGTTTTCTAACGACATATTTTTCTCCGTATATCTGAATTATCCACTTTATACATAATATAATCTATATTATAACATAATATCACTTTGTTGTAAACCTTTTTTTCAAAATATTTTTACATAGATCTGATCTAAAGCTTACAAAAGGCGTATACTTCTCAATCTTCCTCTTGATATCTGGCCACATAATCGTGTCTGATATCTTTTCGGACTCCCGAGGTATAAAACCCAATATAGAATTAAGGATAACAAGAGTTTCTAAACAGATTTCTTCTTGCATCCATATTCTAACCACTAAAGGAAACTGACCATCTTCACTTATGAACATACGATCAAATGGTACATTTTCTTCAGCTAGTTTATTTATATCAACTTCAAACTGTCGATGAAGACTTTGTGCAATTTTTAAATGACTTTTGTAGTGACGTGCTCCGTCTTCATTAAGCATATCACCAACATATTTGACATCATTCTTAAAGTTTGCAACATAGAAATCTCTAAGATTATCTTCATATGTGTTTGCAAGCTTTGCAAAAAAGTACTTATCCTTACGATTAAAGAAAGACTTAGGAGTAACTGAAGTCTTAAAGTTATATTTTAACGCATTGTAAGAATCGCTTTCAAAGTGTAGCTTTAAAGCGTTGTACATTTTATATGATTCGAATGGATCTCTCATAGTTACCAATTATGTATTACGTTTGCCATGATAAAAAAGCATGTAGCAAAATTAACCCCGACGATAATAGTACGAAGTAAAGCCACATAATCATCATACGGCTCTGTCTTGTCATCGGAAAATCCTCCTAATGCGTATTTCCATATAGTCCAAATACGTGTCATTGCATTACTGATTCGTATAATGTTTCAATATCATCTACTTCAGTTACAACCTCAGATAGATTTTGCTTAAAATGAATGTTTGCCATTTTACGTAGATACTTTTTATCTACTTCAACGTCATCACAGCATTCAGCAATTGCTTCTTTAATGAAGTCACGTTCTGCTGCAATACGAGTTAGTGAATTACTAATCTCTTCAATACATCCTTTAATACGCTTTTTATCTTCATCCGATGTTGGAATAATTACATTACTCATTTTTTCTCCTAGATTGGTAGTTTATTTCCCTGCTTAATTCTAACCAGGTGTAGTGAAGCAGCTTCTTCTTCGATCTTTTGTTTTAAAGAATCGGTAAGTAACTTCTTCAGGTTTTTATAATCAAGTCCTCTTTTCTCTACAACATAAGTTGCAGCATCAATATAAGACATGTTATTTTGAGACACAAGAGTTTCTACCGCAGTAGAGAATCTCTTGCGAGTCATTATCTTTTGCTCTAGGGCATCACCCAACAAATTCATCTCCGTCATCCCAAGAGCAACCAGTAAGTCCACCAGCTTGTAATGCTTTTAAAGTCCTTAATACTTCATTTGCATTTCTACCAGTATCTAATGCGTTCACAGAAACATGTTGAATCGTTCTATGTTTATCGAAGATAAACGTTGCTCTATAACAAACTCCTTCTTTTTCATTTACGATTCCAAGTTGATGCGACAAACCAAGACCACAATCAGCAGCCAGTGTATGATTAATAGAGCCAATAAGTTCGTTGTCTTTTTTCCAAGCTAACTTACAAAATTCATTATCTCCACTAATGCCAATTACATTTGCATGATCTACCAAAACGTCCATACCAGCAATTTCTGTTGGACAGATAAAGGTAAAATCTTTTGGATAAAAGTAGATTACAGACCAATCCTTTTTATGTGGTGTATAACCTTCTTCAATCTCTACTCTCACAAATTCATTGTTTGAATCAATTCCCTGCAGTGAGAAAGCGGGAAAAGTATCTCCTACTGTATACATAGTACCTCCTATAATACTCTTAATAAAATACAGTCGTTGTTAATACGAGCTGTAGGTTTAGTAGTTTTTGTTGTTAGAGTCTTCCAAATATTGTCAATCTGTTTCACTGTCTTTGTCATGACCCCAGGGATTACATCATCAGGTTTTCGTAGAGTGACGCAGCGTGATTGTGCTGGATCATAATTTTTGATTGATGTACCACTCACCTCAAATCCTGATGCGCTGTCGGATATAAATTCAGTAAGCTTTTTATTCTTTATGTTAAACATGTAAAGACGTTGAGCGCCTGGAATTGTAACCGGATTAATCGAAGCAAGCTTTGCTTCATTATTTTCTTTGCAATATTGTAGCTTTTCGACTTGCTTATCAGAAGCTTTTGCTTTATGAGCTCTTGGCTTACGAGTTTGCTTTTGAGCTGTACGAATTTTTTCAATATCACTTAAAATATTTTCAAGTTCTTTTTTCATTTTACGTAGGTTAGTACGTTTAACATGTGAATAAGCTTCTACAGCTTGGTCACATTTTTTGTCGTATGCATCACTTATTTCTAAATGATATTCTTCCACTCTTTGCTTAAAGATATTAAGACCCGTTCCTTTGATGTCATGTTTTTTAAGTAGATTGTAAGTGTCAAATTTAACATCAAAGTTATCTTCCATCCAAGCATCTATTAAGATTTCATCAAAGTCTCCCATGATGGTTTCTATGACTTTTATTTTCATACGATCAGCTGGTGTAATAACAGGCTTTTTAGATTTTTCTTTTTGTTCTTGTTTTTGTTCAACAATAATTTCTTTGGCAACCTTTAAGCACTCGTCATATTTAGCCTTAAGGTAATCATCAAATTGTTCTGTAGGAAACCCTCGTAGAGCAAGCTGTGCTAAACGACCAGGTCCAGGCGTAAGTGATAATTGATAATCTTTCAGCTTTTTAAGAGAATCAATATCTTTCTTAGAAAACTTTAATACATCTTTTGCATAGGTAAGAGCAGGTTTAACATACTGCTTAGGTTTCCAGAAATAGTTATACCAACGCAAACCTGCATTTAGTTCTCTTTTATAATTTTCTTCAGTGATATCGCCTTCAACCCATGCAGGTTCAGGACCCATCATTTTATCGTCAAGTGTCTGCCTTGACATTCCGGCATTTTTCTTTTTAGCCATTTAACTCTCCACAATAGAAGGCCGACGCAGAGTCAATTGATAAGGAGTAGAATTCTGCGCCAGCCATAAACTAATTTTTTATCTTCATGACATAATTTTCTGCCGCGTTCTCAGCATAAATTTCACTATGTCCTTTATAAACTTCAGTACGAACATGTTCGTTATTTTCGTACATTGCAATTCCCCAATTTCCATCGGCATCTCTTACTACATGAGCGGTTCTATCATCGTCAACATAAGTACTATATTTCATGTATTATCTCCATCTGTATATTTGATTTTAGACTTATCAAATATTTCGTTACTCTCTTTTTCCCAAGGGAGAGGAATATGTTTACCTGCTTTTTGTTCTGAAACAATATGACTACTCATAAAAGCAAAATAACCAGCTATGATTATAAAAATATATTCCATTAGCCTCTCCTCATCTTAGCAATTTCTTCAGCTTGCTTAGTGCCTTTCATAACAGGCACAGCATTCGATTTGTGCATAGTGGCAATACCTACAATAAGATCGCCAGTATACTTGATGGTTTCTTTTGCGGTACCAGAGCCACCATTCTCAGTAAAGGTACCATTCTTGATAGACTCTTCCATCAATGATTTGTATTGTGCAGCCTGTTGACGCCTAAGCTCATCAAGCTGATTTGATTTTTTTTCCATAGGCTTAAACACAACGTTTGGTTTACGAGCCTTTTTTAAAGCAGTAGTTTTACGCTTACGACCATGAATGTCATATCGTAAACTACCTTGATAAAAGTTTGTCATTCCCATAATAGATATATTATACCACAGTTAGAAGTAAAAGTAAACGTTTTTTTAAAACTTTTTTTCTTCATTCAACATAATGCGTTCTACTTTATCTAACCACTGTTTACCTTTAAGACCTTGTTGCATTAGAATAAGAGTGCCATCAGGTAAAGTACGTTCAATCCTATTGTCAATGTAAGTAATATCAGTAACCATTTTGTTACCTTCAGTATCTTGCGGACGATTATCATACCACATAGAACTTAATCCATGGACATGCATATTTTCAATACTATCTCTCAGCTCTTCAGCCTTTAAAATAATACGTTGCTTATCTACAATATCAGAAAACTCAGTCATATTAATCCCAGTCATCTTGTCCTTTCATTGCGTTGTATGTTTCCATATAGCTTGACCCTGAAAGATAATCATTAGTTTCTTTTTCGGTATAGTACATATTTTCTTCTTTGAAACAATCCAAGCCACCAGGAGACTGTTTACCAGCCTTCTTTACTTGCGCACTGAGTTTATTATAATAATTTTTAGGCTTTGAGTAAACCTTTTTTACAGTTTTCTCAAACTCCATTTTTTCCTTTTCTTCTTGAAGGATTCTTTTTATTTCATCAAAATTAGACATATTCTACTCCCATATCAAATGAGACACCAGACATACAGTCTTTATCTGCTGTATATCGAGCATCGGTTTTATTAAAAATTCGAATTGCATTTTCAGCTGCTAAGCTATCGGTAATACAAGAACCACCAACATGAACTTCAAATCGTTCATTGTCATCATAAGGACGATTTCCTTTCCAATCGTATAGAGTAAATGTACCATACTCGCAATCGCCATTATAACTAATTTCGTAGTTAACTACAAAGGTAAATGTACATTTACTATCGCCTGACTCTCCATATGCAGGATCGCCAAACATATCTACTAATTCGCGATACGAAGCAAGGATGTAACCTTTAAGAGAAGTTCCATCGCCACCAGAATCGCTTGCACTATAAATAATTTTTTCCATTATTTCACCCACATATGATTATATTTTTCAGGAAGATTTTCGCAAGTGTAATCAAACCTTTCGTCATAGTTGATTACCTTTACACATTCTCCAGTTGAATTACTTACATAAACATCAGGCATTTGAGCAACAGATGACATTGCCCAAGCCAGACCAATAATAAGACTACACACGATCATGATAGAAAGTGTGTAATCAAAAATCTTTTTAAGTTGAGGATTCATTACGCTGCCTCCATGATTGAGATAGGGCAATTGTATCTCATACCATCGATCATTACGATGGCTTTAGTCCTTTTGATTTCAAGAACTTTACCGTATTCAACGCCGGCTCTTGAAGTTACTTTGACCTTTGAACCAACGCTAATTGCGTTTTTGTTCATAGCCACTTGAATAGACTTCAGTTGCTTTTGCTTGATTTTGATCAGACCGATCACTTCGTTCATTTCCTCAATAGAAGAGATTCCATTGATTGCATTCATAATAGATTTTTTCATAATTTAACTCCTTATCAATTTATATGACTATTATACCACATTCTCGGTAAATGTAAACGGTTTTGTGAAAAAAAATTCACTTTTTTTAGACTTTTTTGTTATAAGCCTTGACATGTTTACACTGTTTACGATATAAGAACCCTAAGCATGTACAGCTTGTGGCGGTTGTCTTATACTTACCGGAACGGGGATAGCCAAAATCTTTCATCACATGAAACTTGCGGCCAGAACGGCTGAAAGATAATGGCTTTATAAAAACTTTCTTTTCACCAGTACGAGAGATATATGCAACCATCTTTTCAGAACGATTGATATAATACGTATGATTAGGAATATCCCAGTCAGTAGTCTCTTTGATTACTTGGATATCTGCTGAATAATATAACTCATTAGTCGTTTGCATTAAAAATCACCTTCATTTCTTGGAACAACTTGTATACAATTGATACCATTGGCTCTCCACATGTCAACAACTTGATTTCTGTCGTCGTATACAACATCTGGATCTTGACCAAGCATATCTCTAATTACTTCTAATACGTCTTTCTTAAATACATCGTCTGATCTGTAGTCACCATCAGGTCTAAGAAACAATATAGGATTCTCTATGCCTATCCATTCAGTTATTTGTTTTTCAGTTATTTGTCTTTGTGAATTGTTTCTGGCAGATACAAAGATAACAGTATCTTCGTCAGCATAATGCTGTTTAGCCATATCGCATACGTGTTGAATCGGTGTGTCTAAGTGTGTGGCATCTTTAAATGCATCCCAGTCTTTTTTCTGAGATCCATCTACAAATTTACGTCTGTGGTTACAATCAGCGATTGTTCCATCTACATCGAATATTACGTTTTTCCTTATCATGGGTATATTATACCACAGTTTGGAGTCTTTGTAAACGGTTTTTTTAAAAAAAAGTGAAAAAACTTGTGAAAAAGTGTTGTTCTTATCTGAGGTTACAGCGACTTTCAGCTCTATCAATTACTTTAAGGTTATTATTTACCACCCAAGCTGTCAATAATATAGGAAAAATCATTTGTGTATTATCTAACGTATCTTCGTTTTTTAAGATAGCAAATGGATGTAGAAATAGTGTCTTATGTATGAGTAATCTATCAACGTGAGGAACTTTAGGAAGTAATGGATTTGCTTCATATACACAATCATACTTAATGCCTTCTTTTGTTGTCCATACATCTGCTGCTTGTAGGACCCAAAAGGTATACCATATTGTAGGATGTAGTTTTTTCTCAGTCGACAGTGTAAATGTCGATAAGTTCTGTCTTTCCTTTAACTTTAATGCTATCGACTTTTCTGTAGCTTCTCTCTGAACTTGCTCCCGCAGTGAACTGTGATAACAGCACTCGTACCCCATCATAATTGCGAGTTTGGCCTTCGAGTCGAGCGCCAAGGTTGACGGCGTCTCCAATGACGGAATAGTCAAATCGAGATTCTGATCCCATATTTCCGACAATGCATGCACCGGTGTTGATACCAATGCCAATATCAATCCTAGGTAAACCTTGATCTTCAAGTTCTTGTATAAGCTCATCAGCTGCTTCTAGTATCTCGACCGCAGTATTAACTGCTGCATCTGCATGATTAGGACATTCTAATGGCGCATTCCAAAACGCCATAATACAATCACCCATATACTTGTCGATTGTTCCACCATTTTTCAAAATAATTTTTGACATGGTATCTAAATAATTATTTATAAGTTTCACTAAGCCTTCTGGGTCATCATTATTCTTATAGTGTTCTGATATAGGAGTAAAGCCTACGATATCCATAAACATAAATGACATATCTTTTCTTTCACCACCAAGTCTCAGTAATTCAGGATTCTTTTGTAATAGGTATACTTGTCTTGGATCGAGATATGTCTCAAACTGTTTCTTAATTTGTTGTCGTAATTTAAATTGTATATAGAAATTATTGAAACTCGCTGAGGTGAGTGAAAGTATATATAATATTAGAGTAGCTGATAAGTCGAGGAGTATCTGAAATTCGTACCAGGCGTACCATGAAGCGTAAGCAGATCCAGCTGCAGCGGCGACGAAGACTGCAATTCCTGCATAGATCGGTAAATAATAAATCGATAGAGCAATCAGAAGAGCACCAAAAGAAGCAACCATAATCTCAACAGCATCAGCCCATATCGGTCTTGATATTGGCTTATCTGAAAGTAAAGTTTGTAATGCAGTTGCTTGCAATTGATGTGGATATTTTAATCCATCAGGTGTAGATATCTGATTAGCCAATCCCTTTGCTGTTACTCCTACTACTACAGTCTTACCTTCTAAATCTGGTATAGAACTTGCACCAGTATAACTTACTTCTTCAAAAACAGTATTCCATTGTAACCATACACTTCCGTCTGAATCAGTATTGATTTCAAATGGCCTTAGTACTACACTTTCGATTCCATTATCTGTTGTCTTAATAGTATAAGATTTCTTCCTATTGATTGCCCTCAGTACCTCAAGTGACAGGGATGGATATACCTCATTATTAATTTGTGACATCAGCGGGACACGTCGTGTCACACCGTCTACTTCAGGAGAGCCATTTATTAATCCTACTCCCCAAGCATTAGATTCTAATGATTCAATATTTGTTACTAAACCTTTGTATCGATATATCCAATCCATAGGATCAGCTGTACCAAATGTTGCATAACCAACATAAGGTGCTTTAGTCGATCTACCATACTCATCAGCATCTTGAGATAATATAATACCATTGTCTTTAATCCATGATGCAAATGTTTCATCACCACCAAATCGATCGTCTTCCGGAAACATAATTGTAAATGCTATCATTCCTGCATTTTTATTACGAAGATCAGATATTAATTGAGCATAGTATTGTCTTGGCCAAGGGAATTGACCATAAGCTTCTAGTGATTCTTCACTGATATTAAGTAGAACAATTCGTTCTGATTTTTGTTCAGGTAAAGTTTTAATGTATGAATCAAACCCTATTAGTCTGATTTGTTCCACATATGAACCATCTGTTAATCTTATGAAACATAAGAGAGCAATAAGTGCAAAGGTTGCCCATATTGACGTAAGATATTTCATATTACTCTCTAGTTATAGTTGAAGTAGCACAAGGAGGAGATGCGCAGTATTGTGTGATAGTAAAAGTATCTGGAACTAATGTATCAACAAATACTTGAATTCTAGCTCCATTTTCTAAATTTAATGTTCCTGTGTGGCCGCCACTTCCTCTTGCTTCTATTGCGCCAAAATTATTATCTCCTAAAAGATTAATAGTAATATCATTATCTTGACTAGTTCCATACCAAGTTCCTGCTAGATTATAATTACCATTAATGTTGATTGTATGAGTGTCACCACCTAACTGTTGACCTATGACTTGATTATTATTGCCTATAATTGAAGCATTCATTTCATTGCCATTACCAAACTGATTAAAGTCAATGTACATACCACTTCCATCATATTGAGTATTGATGATATTATTAAATCCTTCTTGAGTAATTCTGACATAGACTTGATTACTAGAACCTATTTGTTCAATTGAAATACTATTATCATCAGCAAATGCTAAAGGAGCAAATAAAATACAACCTAATATAAATCCAAACACCCATGCTTTTATTAGATCTTTACCTGTCCATATATGACCACCTTGAGATTTTTTAAGCATTTCCCATGCTCTATCTTCTGCTTCAATGTACTTATTAGGATGCCAAGGTTGTATCCAGTATTTAAAAAATTTATTCATATAATATATATCCCATTAATTTAGTTGTCTTATAACTATTTCAATATCTTCTCCATCATTACCGGTTATAACACCGTCCCATGTAGGAGTTGTAGTATATAATGTAAAGTTTCCACCAGCACCTATTTGTACTTCAATTACACCATTAATATTTCTATACAATACTAAATCTCCATCTCTGAGAAATACGTTGTATTGCGATTCTTTATTTAATCCTCTTGATGCGCCTTTTAAATCAAACTCACCTAATGTATCAAATAAATCTCCTGAATCTATTTGATCTAATACATCAACTAAAAATTCTACATCTAATTCATTAATATCTAATTCAGTTGTATCATCTAATTGATCTTCTTCTAATTCATCTTCTTCTAATTCTGTAAAATCTAGAAAGTCTATATCTAATATGCCTTGGTCTTCATTTTTTTCATCTTGTAATTCTTGCTCTACTTGACGTTTTACTTCTTCAGGAGGATTAACAATAAACATATTATCAATTACAGCTGGTGTGATGCCGTTTAATACAACTTGTTTCATTGGTGGATTATCAAAACTAGAAACTAAAGTAGTTGCGTATGCTTCATTTAAAGTAATAGTACCACCATCATTAGATACTTCTATTTCACCAGAAGGATTACCAAATTGATCTGGCAATAATATAATTAACGATCGACCGAGTTCATCGATTGTTGTAGTAAAATCAGTACCACGAACTGCAATTGTTGCTGTTGGCGTTGATATGTCTATGTTTGCTTTGTTTACGAGCCCCAGAGAACCTGAAGCAAATCTTGCTGTACCCATAACCATTTTCATTGACATTTTAGATAATGAAGGGTCTGGGTCATAATATATTTCGTCAATAAAAACTTGTGAATGTTCTTTGAGAGATAATTCAGCTTTATCTAAAAATTCTATAAGCATTCGACCATTTCCAGTCTGTGCTTCGTCATACAATTGTACTCCAAGATTTTCAGAAGTCTTTATAACTTCTTTATCCCGTACAATTGATGTGACTCCTTTAACTTCTCTTATATCACCTATGGGGTCAGCCGCGAAACTAACCCCACTAATGAAAAAACTAAGAATCGTTAGCTGAGTCTTTTTGATTAAGCTGAATGATCGCATTATCTGATGTTACATCCAAAACAATATTTGCATTTGGTGATACACAAGATACATTGTTACTTGCACAAGTACCAGACACTTGATTAATGTCTACATCAGCACTATCGCCTATCAATGTAAATTCTAAATTCTGTGAACCATCATTTTGAAGCGTATTGATATTATTTGAATCTCCAGTAATATCGAAGTTCCAAACATTATCATCACTTTCAAAGTCTATATCAAATACATTTGAACTACCAATCAATATTAAATCCGCATCTAATCTTTCTGCACTAAACACATAACCTTGATCGATATCAAAGGTATTTAAATCACCTGTAATATCAAAGTTAAAGTTAGAGCTATCAGCACTACCGATGTAACCGATATTCCAATCAACCTGGTTATTATCACCTGTAAAACTCATTTCATAGTATGAGCTATCAGCAACAACAGGTCCAAAGAATATATTTTGATTACCTGTAAAATCAAGATCAAACTCAAGTGAACTACCTGTAATACTCATAGCTGATAATGTACCGCTTGAAGCGTCATCACCACCTACTTTGTTACCAAAACCAACTTGGTCTACATATAGTTTAAGAGTATCACCTGTTTGAGTAATCTTAATTTCGTTATCATCAGTGGATTGTGCGAAAACGAATGGTGTCGACAACATAATAGCTAAGCTTAAAATTTTTCTATTCATTTTCTTCCCCTATAGCCCAAAAGCCTCTATCGTGCCCTTGGTTAATTAATTCAAGTACGGCAGCTTCAATTGCTGTTCGTACCGCGTATGTCACTGACTCATTATTTCCCACTCCGTCCTCATACTCTACTAGTTGTGTACCCTGTTCAATAAATCGGAATACATCACCACCTGAACCGTAAGATAATATAGTCTTACGTGCTTGGACGTTTAATAATACTTCACCCGTTAAAACAGAAACAGCTCTCACTGAAACTGTAACAACGTCTTTACGATATTGTCTACTAAATCCAATACCTAGAGTTCGTGCGCCTCTTCCTCCAGTTTGAATATTAGTATCATAACCAATAATACCACCTTCAATTATCATACCCGCAAAAAGTAAGGGATTTATTGGTTGAGGACCATCAGGTCCTGGAAATTCTTGTCGTGCACTTCTAATAATTTGTCTTTCTCTTACTAAATTATCAAGGCCTTGTCTTTCAACTACTCTGAACCAAGTTCCATTACCAGCAGTTTTTAATGCATCAATTAGCATTTCAGTACCGCCTTGAGTAACAGCATTTGAGAAATCTGCAATTCCATCTCTTGCTTTTCTTTGGCCAGTTTTGTCTACAAAATTATATACTGCAACAACGGGTTTTTCTTTTGCGGGAGGTAATTCTAATAATTCAATATATGCTGGTAGCTTTACTACTTCTGGCTTATCTACACAAATATATTTTCTTGTAATTTGTCGACCTACTCCTGTGACTACATCTTTGTTAAATCCTTCAGACCATCTGCCTTCTCCATAACTACAATCAGCAGGTTCAGGACTCCATTTAGGAAATGCCGCGCATCCAGTCAAGAATGTAAGTAGAAATATACTACATAGTTTAACCGTCGACATCTTGAGCATAATTACCTGTTCCTATAGGTATTTCTATAATTGTTTCTGTTCCATCAGAAGATACTATTGTCATTTTTATTATTTCAGTTCCATCATCTGAAGTAATTACTTCATATGTAACTGTATTACCTTCTAATACGAATGAACCAAAGCGTACAGGATTATCATTTGAAAACATCGATTCAACGAGTTGTTTCGACATTTGAGCATAAATTCTTGATTCTAAATTACGAATAAATTTTGCTAATGTACTGTTTTCTGCTTCTCTTTCAGCAGCTTTTCGAGCAGCTTCTAGAGCGTCTTCAATTGCTTTTTTACGTGAGTTTTCTTGATTTTCTATTGTAAGATAATGCGCACCAGTTCCTACACCACTAAATGATGGATTCTTAAATTGATGAACAATATCTGCATATGCGATTTGAGCAGTAAAATATATTACAATAACAAGTGTGCCTAGTAAAGTTTTATTAAATATTTTCATTCTTTTCATCTCTTAATTTTTCATCGAAATGCTGTAATAATTCTTGCCTAGCTCTGTATTCCAAAACAACATTTACTTTTTGTTGCAGCCTTATTAAGTCTTGATCTAGCATTCGCATTTGATCTATTACTTTTATTACTTGCATGTGATGCTTTTCTATTTCCGGTTCCAACTCTGACTTTATAAAATTATAAACAAAGTAAACATAATATCCTAAACCTACAAGCATCACCGTTGGAAATCCGTATTCGGATATTAAATTTGCTATGTCCATATTAGTCTCTTCTTACGTCTAGTTTTCCATCCTCAATAAAGTTTTCAGCTCTTGCAACCCTTTCAATATCTGGTCGCAATTCTAAAGCTGAACTTACTAACAAATCAATTTTGGTTAACTCATTACTCATAGTTCTAGCTCTATTTTCTAGGCCTTCACTAAACATAGTAAGAACTTTTATATCGTCAATTACTCCTTCGAGTATTTGTTTCATGATAACAAATATAAAGAAGCCAGATACCATTGCACCAGCAATAGGTAATCCTACATCACTAATAAGAGAAAAGACTTCTTCCATTATGTTATTTATAAAAGAAGAAGTCTTGGTTTAGAAATTAAACGTTTTCTAGGCGGGTCATGAGCCTTTCAGCTCGATTTGTTACTTGATCGTACCAACGGGAATCTCTTCCCTCTTTTGCTGCTTCAACCCAGTTACCTTCAAGGATTGCTGCATGCATCTTTTTAAATTTACTTAGTCTAGTCCTACCCATGTTAAACATCATGTTGACCAATATCTGCTGGACTTCGGAAGGGAGGTCTCCAAATCTCCCGTCCTCGTATAGCTGATTACATTCTTCGATGGCGATATCGAGATCGCGTTCGAAACATTCTTTGACTCGCTCTTCGGAAACCACACTGCCAACTTCAAGTCCATATTCTGGATCAGACTCGAGTACCAGGTGTCCCACCCCAAATGTAGGATAGCCAAGATGGTCTTTATAGACTTCATAGACTACTCCTTCATCGATTTTTAATTGTTCAAATACTTTTTCTCTATTCATATTATTCTTTTCCTTTTTAAAAAACATATTATTCCTCTTCTAAATAATGTGTTATATAAGCTTTTAGATGAGTTATTTTATTAAAATCTGAATTATATACAGCGCCCCAATATGATAATTTAGAATTTAATGTATCATCAGTATACGGCATATTTAAACCTGTTTTATTACACCATTGAGAAACTACTTCGTAACTTGCAGTAAAATAAACATCTACTAATGGACTTATAGTTCCTTCTGAGTTATACATAACTCCATAGAATTGGCCACCAATTACTGGTATTGTTTTATTTATTGCCTTTGCTAAATCTAAATTAAGATTATTCATCTCATTAGAAAATAACATTGTCTTTATATGAACATCTAAATTTGTTTTATCGAATTTAAGACCATAAAACGGCAGATATTCTATATCAGGTATATTGAAATAATTAATTAATTCTTGAGACGGTTTTTGCATATCATAATATGATATACTATCGTTTTGATATGGTAATCTCATAGGTGAAAACTGTGACACTAAATTTTTATTGCTTCTTCTATAATCTGAAATAAAGTTTGGCCAAGTAGTTTCTAATTCATCGACTAATGCGCTTCCTTCTGGTGTACCTATAGAATAATCAACTCTTACCAAACTATCATTCATATAAACATCGTCACGTACTAATTTATCTGCATTAGCTATATGGTATTCTGATCTTGTTTTTTCTTGTCCATGTAGTCTTTCGTATTCATACATTGCAAGTTTTTGAGTTAAACCCCAGTCAATATTGCCATCAGTATATACAGCAATATGACTTACAGTGTTTTCACCATCAGTGACGTATACTTTTGAATCTAAATAAGGTGATATATTACCACTTGAGTCAATAGTTCTTGATGTATTATTTTCTTCATATACTCTAATTGTCATTTAATCTACCTCAATATACCAATTGCCACCAGATGTAGGAAAATTAGCTTGACTTGAAAAATACCAATATGCCGTTGAGGTGGTTGAAGCGGCACTGAAGTTTGTACTATTAGCAGCTGTTCTATAATATGTTCTATCTGGTGTGCCAGAATTATTAGTTTGGTTTAACCAAATTTTTAATGTTGTCCATCCCGAATTATTATATTGTTTACTTGTGCCACTATTGTTTTGTATACCAAAACTTAATTGTGTATATGAAACATTAATAGAAACAATCTTAGATGTTGTTCCTTGAAAAATAAAACTATTGCCATTTAGGCTTCCTATAAATCCAGTTAAAAACCCGCTATAAGATGGTACATATTGGCCACCAGCGGAATAACCATAAGTTCCAGAATTAGAGTATACATTTAAAGGCACTCTAGTTTTTCCATAAAAGTCTGAAAACGCCATTTGGCCAGAGGTAGGTATACCAGTAGTATTGTGATATATTCCACCTTTATAATAATCACTAAATTCAATAGGATTTGTGTCTGTGCCAGCTGACATTTCTTCCGATATGCCATTATTAAAACTTGCTGCACTAGATCGAGTGATATAAATTCTAGTCGATGCAGTCCCTACATTACCAAAATCCATATTTGCGTCTGAAATATTCCACCAAGTCCAAACACTTTGAGTCCCATCATAATAATAATCTGCTCCACTACGTGTATGAATAAGGCCATTGCCACTATTATCGTAAGTTGTAAGCTGATAAAAAGTATTATCCGAATTAGGGACATTACCAGCTAAAGAAAACCAAAATTGATTACCATAATTTTGAGACCACGGAGTACTAGAAAAATTAGATGTATTTTTTAAATAACCTATATCATTAATAGTTCTTGATACTCCACTTGCGTCTGTAAATGTACTAGTTCCTAAACTTCCAACTGTAGAAGCAGTACTTGAATTAAGCGCTAAGAGGGATGAGGGATACCAATTTCCATAAGGAGGATTCCCTATGTTATCTACAGCTTCTGGATGAATTGGAGATGTATAACCACTAGTTGAAAAATTATTTACATATGTTTTTCTTGCAGCTGCACTAGTACTTCTTCTGTAATAATAAGCAGTTCCATCAGTAACCTCAATTGCATCATAAAAAGTAAATCCTGGTTCTGATTCAACTGTTAATCGGGCTTGAAACCACGTCAAATCAGAGCCAAACGATAGTGAATTATACCCAGTATCTAAAAGAACAATAGAAGTAGGATTAGTTCCCGCGTCCTTTAATGCCAATGCCCCACTTGAAATTAATGTCATTTAATAATCCTCGCAATATGCGCTTCGAACTCTTCGATCTTTTCAGTTCGATTCGGCCAAAGAATATATTCTTTTTCGGGATTCTTTTTAAGGTTACTTAAAAGCGGCAAAATTGAGTTATAAAGTTTATTTAACTTATCTTCTAACTCATCTGCTTTGCTTGAAGTTGTTTCTAATTTTTGGACTGCATCTAACTCTTTTTCGTCAACAGCAGTAAATCCAAAATCAAATTGATCGATATCTATACTCATGTTAATCCTCTATATGAGTATTTATACGATTATTCTTTTGATCTCGGGGAATTTTTTTCTTTTTATTTGCGATTACTTTTTGACGATACAGAGTGTCTTGCGCGAACAAGATCTTGTGATAGCGCGTTTTGTTGCGTTTCGTCTTCTCCATATCTGCCTCTGTCTTCATTTCCATCCCAGTTAAGTTCTGTCATGGATTTTTGTTTTACTTTTTGGTTGAAGATTCTATCATAGTTATCCAAGTATGCTTGACTTGTTGTTTTACTTTGAATAGAATCTCCTGTAATATCGTTTTTACTTGCCTTGCCCACGGTATTTTTTAAAGTTCCTCTTTTTAACTTTATTCATTGTTGACATCGACTTAGGACGTCTGCCAATGGAGGTACCTTTTTTAATACCTACATGTGTGCTAACGAATCCTGTTTTAGTTTTTGCCATTTAGTAAAGTATTTATACTTCTCCGGTTATATGTTTATAAATTTCTTTCCATTTCCAAAATCTTGGGATATTTGGATCTGCATCAGTATTGTGGTCGTGAGCTACAAGAATAGAATTAAGTCCATTCTTGAGACCTTCCTCTGCGTTTTCAGGTTTATCTTCTACCCAAAAACATTCAGTGCCTTTATATTTTGCAAGAGCTTCATCTTTATCTGCACCACAAGGTAGATATACAAACTCATCAAAAATCTCTTTACCAAAGAGTAACTCTAGATTTTGAGTTCTTAATCTTTGAGCGTATTTGTTATCACTCAAAGATGTGATACAATGGAATCTATATCCATGTAACATATTGAGTCTTTTGACATAATATACTGCATCTCTTAATGGTGGTAAGAAAGCAATTGCCGCTGAATCATTAAATTCTGCTACAAGCTTTCTACCTTCTTGCATTGTAATACCAAATCTTTTTCCTACATTATATTCATTGAAATCTAGGGTTGGTATCTTTTTAGTATGTTCCATCCAAGCAGTAAACGAATATGCCCAATCACATAGGACACCATCGCAGTCTACTAGGATTATATTATCTTTCATTTTCTTCATTCTCTACTCCATTTATAGTACTATTATAACACATAAATGGAGCTTTGTAAACGGTTTTTGTGAAATTAATTGAAATATTTTTCGAGCATTTCAAGCTTATCACTGTAATCAGCCATCATTGCAAGTTCTTTTTCAATCGTTTCCATGAGATCAGGATGTTCAGCAACTCCCACATGAGAGCCTAATAGAATCTTAACATTCATTCTATGCTTCTCAATATGTCCTTCTAAATGAAGTTTAGTTACCTTTACGATCTCGTCTTTATAGTTACTAGCCATGGAAAAATTTTCTCCTTTTATATTCAGTAATTGTATTAATTAATTCTTTAGTCCAATTATCACGATCTTCAATAAAAACCTGAGGGCCTTCATCTCCTGCAATACAAACTACCAATTGTTTAATCGGCATGCCTGTTCTTTCTTCCCACATAATTGCATACGCTGCGCATTGCATAAAGTAAGACTTAATCCATTCTTTCTTCTTCAGTTTACGTGACGTCTTCCAATCAATGATTGAATTTATTCCATTCCATTGACCAACTAAGTCTACTCTACCAGCTACTCCAAGATGTTTAGAATATAGTGGAGCTTCTTGTTGATAGATCTTAGTAACACAGTCATCTAAGATGGGTTGTATATCTTTAAATGTTTGAACGTTATGCGGCATTTCGCCTTCTAAAAAGTCATTATCATTTTGTAGATACTTTTCAATAATGTTATGAACCTTTGTACCACGAGTACTCGCTTGAGTAGAAATACGATTTGCTTCTTCTTCTCCTACTCTTGCTCTCCATGCAGCAATAGCATCTTCTGATAAAATCGATAGAACAGTTGTAATCGAAGGATACTTATTTCCTTCTGGATCTTCATAATGTCTACCTTTTTTACCTGTTACTGCAACTAGATCGTTATAGCCAAGATCTACTGCTTCATGTTCAAATCTCATAGTTCGCCTTTGTCAATTAGTTCCTTTGTCATGATAAAGTCACGAACCATACCAGATCTTACAATGTCTTCCCATGTAAATTCTATATGATCAAAATACTTCATATGATTTAGAATGTTAATAAAATCTAAAATACCTTTTTGATCGCCTTTAGTTTTTAAATCAGATTGGTAATAATCACCGCAAATAATAATACGGCAAGTAGTGCCCAGTCTTGTAATAATACTACATAGCTCATGAAAGGTACAATTCTGTGCTTCATCGATAATAACCACTGCGTCATCAATTGTCAATCCTCGTATAAATGATGTTGTTAAAAACTCAACGTTACCTGCTTGTAACAGTTTACTCCAAGCCTCTTTATCAGAAAATAAATCTTTGAAAAGAGCAACATAAGGATCAGTATATGCAGCTTCTTTTTCTTCTTTAGATCCTGGTAGATAACCCATGTCTCTTGTAGGTAGTGCTGATCTTACAATCACTACTTTATCCCTGGGGCTTTCTTTATCAAGAACATCTGAGATACCAAGGTAACAACCTAAGTATGTTTTACCAGTTCCAGCTGCTCCATCTAATACAAGATTATATCCTTCTCTAAACGAAGTATATGCAAATTCTTGATTTTTAGTAAGAAGATCTAACGTGTTTAAATGTTCAAGTCTTAATCTACTTGGTCTTTGTACATTCATTTTGTTTTAATGTTATCCCTAAGTCTTGGTGGTAAACCTTTTTTAATTTTGTTTTGTACATCTTTCCAACCATCACCAGCTCTTTGAAGCGTGCTTGTTCCTCCAGCATAACTTACTGCAGGAGCAGATGAATAGTATCTTTCTAAATCTGGATTGTCTTTAATAAACTGATCATATTGCGATATTGGCATTGACACTTCAGTTATTTCACCAGTTGTTTTATTTCTAAAATCATAAATTGCCATGTAATACTTCCGTAAGTCTTTTAGTTGTAGTATCTATATCGCTACAAAGATAATCATTTATATACCATGCAACGAATTTTCTAGATCTTTTTTCATCAAACCAATCTAGATTCTGTACTACATTTCTTAGTTCTGTAAGAATTCTTAAATCATAAGTTACCCAATGGTATTCAGGATATCCATATGAAATAATAGGAACATTATGCATCATACACTCAATACCTGCAGTACTATTCTCAAGTATAGCAACTCTTGTATAAGGTAATACACCGTGAATAGATTTATAATCTCTAATTACTTGATGACCAAGCTCTTCCCATTGTTCTACTTGCTTATTAATTTTCTTAATAATATGACTTGCTCTTCCAATATTTGGATGCAGTTTAATTACAAGATTTTCATCTTTAAGTTTATCGATAATCATTGTAAACTTTTTCCAATGATCGCCAAAAGAAAAACCATTCACTGTTTCGTCTTCAGGCATTTGGCCAATGATTAATACATGATCTTTTTTGACTTCACCAGCTTCTTTCCAGTTTGCCATAATGGAATCATCCCATTTATTAGCTCTACGCTGAATCATGTCATTGATTTCTTTCCACTCTAAAGGATCTTCTTTTCGCCATTCATATTCAAAAGGTTCTTCAAATGTGATCGAAGAACTATTCGCATAACCTAACCTATCAATAGAAAAGTGTTTACTTGTAGGAGCGGTGGGTTTAAATATAATAGAATTTTCAGGCATATCAGGTTCTAAATCTCTACATGTATGATTGTATACATGCAAGTCTGCTGCATCTGAATCTTCAGTTTGTGTATATCCCATTAAATCTAATGAGTGTCTAATACAATCAGCAGCGTAAGCAAAGTTACCTCTGAATGTATATCTATGTTCATAAATTTTATACTGCATATTTAAACCATTGTGGCTTTTCTCTCTTTGTCCACTTCATTTTAAATCGTTTTTGTTTTGTTTGATAGAACGCTCTATATGAATCGACTGCTGATTCAAACATACATTCTGGATTTGACTTCATTGCAAGTTTGAATGGAGTCATTTGATCTTCGTGTGGTATATTGTTTGGCTTTCTTTGTAGAATCTTTCCAAGCTTTTCATAAGTCATATGAACTTTACCAGTACGATAAGTATATTCATCGCATAATGCAATAAAATGTTTGTAGTGCCAACTATAATTACAACAGTTTTCACGAGTCCATATAGTGCAAGGATGATTAAAATGGCATGCCTTGTAAAGTATATCTTCTCTTTCATCAGCAAGTTTCCAGTACTGAACTCGAACCTTGCCTGATTTTGAGAGTCTACGTTCCATAGTACCATCAAGCATTCTATGAACAGTTGATAGCATTTGACCAGACTCAACAATCATTTTATTAACATGTATATCGCATTGGCTTTGCGCTGCGATTACGGGGTCATTGTCTAAAATAAATAAATTCATAATATATATTATACCACATTTTCAATGATTTGTAAAGGAGACGCTAATGCGTCTCCCTAAGTATTTCCTCCACTGTGTCATCTAACAAATTTGACATGTACTGTATTTTCTTTTCCATTTTATACGCTAAGGTATGTTTACCTTTCTTTGTCAATCTTTTTTGATAAAAAGTAGCCTCTCTTACATCTTTTCTGAGGCGTTCAATTTGAGTAATACTCATAAGTAATCTCCTAATGTTAAATTTTCATAACAAAGGCTGGATTTACTTATTAACCTCCTATACTTTAATTAACCCAGGAAAGGCATCACTCACTAATTTCTTTGTGATACCTGCTACTTTAAGCCGTTTATCTTTGGCTTGAATTAATACTTTTGCTTCACCAGAGTGCAGAGACTCTATAAGTTTTAAAAACATACTTTCTCTCTTAGGTGCTACTGTATCTAAAGCTACAGGACCTTTAAAAAAGAATTTAAATTTAGTATATTCTTTATTGAGGGTTGTATATTGATAACCTTCAGGCGCATCATCAGCTTGATAAGGCGGTTCTCCTGCAGGTAATAGTGAAACAATATCTTCGTCAAAATTTATACGAAAAATATCTTTAAGAGCGACAGTTTGATTCTTTTGCAAGTACTCAATTCTTTCTTCTCTTGTTTTTAGTTTAGAAGCATTTTTTAACACTTCATGAATTAATAAGCTAGACATTATAAAATTCCTCCACAACTTCAATCAGTTGATTACATCTTTTCTTAATTAAATAGTTCAAAACTTTCATCTTTGGAGCAAGTGATTGTTCATCATAGGTATTTATAATCAGCTGCTGCAAATGTTCAGGAATATCAGTAAGATCGATTAACTTTTTATTCCTTTGAAAATTACGATAAGTAGTTTCATCCATATGCTCTTTGAGATTATCAGCATTCTCAATCCACGTATCGATTTTTTGTTGTCTCAATGGAGACTGTGACTTACCTTCTTCGATAAAGGTATCATCATCAGAAAGTACATTAGGTATACCATCACCACTATCTCCACGTAATATATGATTCCATAAATATTGACGAGGATTAGAGTCAGTTACCATTTTTTTCTGAATAGGGCTAAACTGTTTTACATTAGAAAACTTTTGTAATTGAATAAAGTCTTTGTCTGAAGATACAATCATGATTGGTTCATGTTTGCCAAACTCTTGTGTTTGCATAGTAAGAGTACCGATGATATCATCAGCCTCAATGCCTTCCATGTGTAATACTTTGTATGGTAGATTTGCTTTAATTTCGTCGCGTACGAGATGCAGGATTCTAAATATTTCATGCCAATCTTGAGAGGATTCATCACGACCTTTTTTACGTGATGCTTTGTAATATGGATAAAACTCTTTTCTCCAGGTGTTCATTCCATCAGCACAGATTACCATTTGTCCGTACTCGTTTCGATACTTTTTGTTATACATTCTAATACTATTAAGTATCATATGTCGTATCATGCTTTCATCGTTTAATTTTTGTACAATAATGTTGCTTATTGCAATTTGACTATAATCAAGTAATATCATCTTCCTTCGCTTTTTTGTTAATAATATAGTTAATATTTACGTATTGTTTGTCTAATTGTTTATGCAAGACATGTGGAATACCAATATATCTGTTAAACATGGCATTTAAAAAATTTACAACAACAAACATGTCACGGGATTCAGCAAATGATTCTTCTCTAAAGTTCATATGAACAAAATCTGAGTAATCAGATGCATCACCATTTTGTACTACAGTTTCCATTACTTCCATTAAAAACTGAGCTATAGAAACACATTCGTCGGATAATTCAGCTATTTGATCATCCTCAGTAGTATCTTGTAATAGTTTCCCAGAAGGAAACTTGTATATTTTAGCCATAATAGTATATATTATAATCTATTTTTGGTCATTTGTAAACAAGTTTTTTACACTTTTTGCGCCGATTCTGCAATTAATAATACCATTATAGTATTCGTCTGTGAGTAATACATCTCTATCAAACTGCTCTTTTGCTTCCATATATGCGCATTCTCCTTTAGTTTTACACAAATGTATTATTTCTCTATAAAAGAAGTCGCTTCCCATAGAGTTGACATCTTCGTTTAGATGCGTGCTAGACCCGTAATATGTTCTCCAGTCAGATTCAACCAGTGTACGTTTTCTTCTTTTACGTGTTTTCGTAACCGGTAAAGTTTTGGATTTCCAAAAGAATTTCTTTCCGATGTATTTTTGATTTGTAGCTCTGTTTGTAATGCAATAAACAAAACCATACCAATCGTCGCCGTATTTTTCGTATGTAAAAGGCTCGTCAGGCGTAAAAGCCATGCCTTGATATATCCAATCACTCATCGAAATCCAATTCTTGCATTTCTTCTTCAGGTGGTTCTCCACAATGAGGACAAAAATTTATTTCTACATCTTTCTCATCAGCTTTAATTACAAACCTATTGTAACAATATTCGCATGATAAGATCATTGATATTTTTCCTTAAATTCTGTATATCCACCAATTGCCCGGCCATCAATTCTTACTTGTGGAAATGTTCTTGCGCCTGGAAACTTTTCAAATAGTTCTTCTTTTTGAAAATCTTTTCCAAGTTTTTTATATTCATATTTGCCAGCACCTCTATTAGCAATAATATTTTGTGCATGCTGCACAGCCATATCGCAATACGGACAATGGTCTTTACCATAAATTTCAATATCTATATTCATTTATTCTCCTAAAATGTTTTGTATTATATACATCATACTTATCATAAAACCTATTAAACTTACTTGTAAAATAGAGAGACCTATAATAAGTTTTCCTTGTACATCAGCCCAATATTTAAGTTCACCGCCAATCCACTCTTTTTGTTCTTTTGGAGTACAATCTCGCGGCTTATCAAAATTAAATTTAAGTTGTGTTGGCATTATAAGCTTAATCCACTTAATGTATCTTCAGACACATCTTGTTTTACTCCACCAACTACATAGGAAGTAATTTCTGTTTCTTGTGGAGCAACTTGTACACTTCCCCCAGTAATCCACTTTTCTGTCCAAGGTAATGGATTCATTTTTGGAATCGTATATGGACAAGGTAGACCAACTGCTCTCATTCTTTTACAGCCAATCCATTCTATATATTCTTTTAGAATTGTCTCGTTAAGTCCAATCATCGATCCATTTTTAAAAAGATATTCGGCCCATTGTTTTTCTTGTTCAATCACATTTACAAATAGGTCTACTATTTCTTGTTCTTTCTTTGCATGCATTTTAGTCCATTCATCGCCTTCTTTCCACAATGATTTAATCATAGAAGTAGAAGCAGCTAAATGTGTATTCTCATCTCTTGCAATAAACTTGATAATCTTAGCATTACCTTCCATCTTTTTAAGCTCTGCAAACGCCCAACTACATGCAAACGATACATAAAACCTAATGCCTTCCAGTGCATTAGCGCACATCAGACACATATAAAGATTTTCTTTTGTAGGATTATCAATCAAATCGTCATAATATTTTGCGATGTCAGTACCACAATTTGCAATTTCTTTTATATCAAGCATGTTATCGAAAACAGAGCCTGGATCAGGATAGATATTTCTGATAATATGTGTATAAGATCTACTATGAATTGTTTCAAAGAATGACCAAGTTTCAATCCAAGTTTCTACTTCAGGTAGAGACACAATAGGAAGAAACGCTAAGTTAGGAGCACGTCCTTGTACAGAATCTAATAGAATTTGTCTTTTTAGATTACTCGTAAAGATATGCTTTTCGTGTTCTGTTAACTCGTTAAAATCTTTTTTGTCTTTAGTTACATCAACCTCTTCAGGTCTCCAAAAGAAACCCAGCTGCTTATCAGTAATTTTTTCAATTGCTGGAAATTTTACTTGATCATATCGAGCGATATCTACGCCTTGATCGAAAAACATGTTTCTTTCTAAATGTGACTTTTTATTTCTTTTTAATACGCTCATTTATATCCTCAAATTTTGCAGCTTTCGCAGTCTTCTTCTTCAACCACTGTTTGTGTTTCAGTAGTTCCTGTATCATAAGTGTGATGATCGTCAATTTCACCTGAACCATCATAAGTGTTAAAATAGTATAATTGCTTCAAACCATACTTATATGCTGTAACGAGATCTTTTAACATAACAGACATTGGAATCTTATTATCCTCGTAATGTTCAGGATTATAAGACGTATTAACAGAAATACCTTGATCGATATACTTCTGTAAAATTCCACAAATTGCTAAATAACCTTCTGGGCTTTTTTGATCCCATAGTAAATCGTACTTATTTTTGAGGTGATGGTACCCAGGGACAACTTGAGCCATGACTCCATCCTTACTCTGTTTGTATGATACTAAAGCTCTTGGAGGTTCAATACCATTCGTACTGTTACTAATTTGAGCGCTCGTTTCAGCAGGCATTAATGCCATGAGAGTACTGTTCCGAATACCAGTTTCTGTGAGTTGCTTACGTAACTCTGTCCACGGTAGACGCTCTGTTGACTCTGTTAGATTATCTATCGCTCTTTTATATGTATCAATTGGGAGAACTCCACGGGCATATTTTGTGTCATTATTTTTAATACAAGGTGAAATTTCTTTTGCTAAATCAGCAGAAGCCTTGATTAAATAATAAGACCAAGCTTCTGCATATTCATCAATAATATCATATGCGCTTTCGTCGTATTTTAGACCACGCTTTGCTAAGAAATAAGCAAGGTTAATAATACCAATGCCTAGTGGTCTACGATTCATTGTACCTACATGAGCAGCATTGATCGGATAACTTTGATAATCGAGAAGATTATCCAATCCTCTTACTGCAAGATTACAATACTTTTCGAATTCTTTTGGCTCATTAATAAGACCCCAGTTAATTGCAGAAAGAGTACATAAAGAAATCTCACCAGCAGTATCATCATATGATTCTAATGGAGTTGTAGGTAAATCAATTTCACAACAAAGATTACTCATTTTAATTGGAGCAACCTTTGGATCGAAAGCACCATGATCGTTTGCGTGGTCTACATTCATCATATAGATTCTACCAGTATCTTTACGTTCTTGTAAGAACATGGAAAATACTTCTATTGCAGGTAAAGACTTTTTACGTACACTATGAGCTCTTTCGTATTTTTCGTATAACTCTTTGAATTTATCTTGATCAGCAAAGAACGCATCATATAATCCAGGCACATCATTCGGATCAAAGAATGTAATATTACCACCTTCTAAAAGTCGTTCATACATAAGTTTATTAAATTGAAATGCATAGTCCATATGACGTACACGAGTTTCTTCTGTACCTTTATTATTTTTTAGTACAATAAGATCTTCAAATTCGTAATGCCATACAGGTAGATATACAGTTGCTGCACCACCACGAACTCCACCTTGAGAACATGACTTAACAGCAGACTGAAAATACTTGAGAAAAGGAATAAGTCCTGTATGTACAACTGAACCATCTCCAATCTTTGAGCCAAGAGCACGAATAGAACCAGCACCAATACCAATACCTGCTTTTTTACTTATATACTTGACAATGCTTGTAGAAGTAGCATTAATACTATCAAGACTGTCGCCAGACTCAATAAGTACACAGGATGAAAACTGTCTCGTTGGCGTACGAACTCCAGCCATGATTGGCGTAGGTAATGAGATATAAAATTGAGAAATTGCATCGTAATAATCCTTAACAAATTTGATTCTGTTTTCTTTATAATTACTAAATAAAGTTGCAGCAATCATCATATATAACATTTGAGGAGTTTCATACGGAGTCTTAGATCTGCGATCTTGCACTAAGTACTTTCCACGAAACTGTTCCATGCCGGCATAAGTAAAAGTATCATCACGTTCATGTTTAATATAATTACCTAGCTCATCAATCTCGTCAGGAGAATACTTTTCCATGATTTCTCCATCATATACGCCTCGGCTGACATTCTCTACAATAAGTTGTTTTAGTGACCAAGGTTTATAATCACCATAAACTTCTTTACGTAATTTATAACTTACAAGTCTTGCTGCAACAAACTGATAATTAGGTGTTTGTTCAGAAATAAGTTCAGAAGCAGATTTAATCAATAGCTCATGAATATCGTATGCTGCAATCTTATCAAACAATTGAATATTTGATTTTAGTTCGATTTCAGACATTGATACGCCGCTGATACCTTCAACGGCCCATTCTAAAACTTTGTGTACTTTCTCCAAATTAAATGGCTGGAGACTACCATCTCGTTTAGTGACATTTATAGACATTATGTTGTTCCCATTCATATACAGATACTATTATATACTATTTACGCCAAAAAGTAAATAGTTATTTTAACTTATTTTCGATCTCAGTCAATCGACGATTTATCTCTTCAAAGTCATCAAACTCTTTGAGACATTTTGGAGGGTGTGAATCAGCTTCTAAGTCTTCTAGTCTCTGATTTACGAGTGGCCACTTATCTTTAAACTTTTTATCTTGTTTGATAATATCAATGCCAAGTTTATCTTCGCACCATTTATCGAGTTTAAGTAAGTGTGGATGAAGAAATTTAAGAGCAGTATTTTTGGCTGCTGCTGTAATAATAGATTTTAAAATTGAAAGTACTAAACCCCACATTATTTGTTATCCTCGGCTTCAATTGCTATACCAACTGCTTTTTCACCATCAGGTAATGTTACGTTTCTATAGTATACGATCACTTCACCGAGTTCACGAATATATCTGCGTAGTTCTTGAACATTTGCAGACATTTTTTCATAATCTTTTATTGTAGTAGCGACAAATACAACATCACCACCGTTAATTTTCTTCATATCATCTAGAAACCTATCTAGATACGTATAACCCTCAGGCCAATCTGGATTTTCTCTATCCTCTAAAATACAAGTCTTTGGTCTTTTCATAGAACCATCGTCTTGCAATCTTTCAATACAAGGATTGGTAATTACAGCTTCTGATACTACATACCAAGTGGGAACATCCAGCTTAATTTCCCTTGGCATTGTTGGTTGAATAATTTCAATCTTTACAGGCTTAGTTACTATTTCTACTTCTTTAGTTCCTAATAGACTACAACCACTAATTAGAGCTGTTGCTATCAAGATCAGCAATGTTCTTGCTATCATTCTCAATGTCCTCAAATACTGACTTTGTTGCACCATTAACTCTATTTTCAATTAGGCCTGGTTTTGCTATAGCCAATTTATCTAAATTATGTCTACGAAAAATATCTAGGTATCTATCTTTTTCAGCTTCTATACGAGCATTTGCTCTTTGCAGATTTTGCATTGCTTTGCCCTGAGCTTCATAAGATTCTTGAATTGCTGCGATTGCAGCTTTTTGTTCTTCCACAGCATATTCTAATTTTTGATTATTTGCAATAAGTATTTGGTTTTCATTATATAACCAATAACTACTACCACCTAAAATTAAAATAATTGCTATAAAAAATTGATACACTATAATTCCTCAATACGATAATGTAATCCAGCTGTAGAACGTATCTCTACTGACTTACCATTATTATCTATAAACTTTATATGTTTATCTGATAATTTTTTAAACTTTTTAACGGTATAAGATTTATCGTCTTTATCTCCCCATGTAGTATTGTAACTTACAGTGAGATCCCACCGAGGACCGGTGAAGAGGTTTTTAATCCACTTTACGATTTGCTTCACGTGCTGCTCTCCTAGCGAGGATACGTTGTACGAACTTTTTACCCTCCTTAGTTCTGCCATCATATAAACGTACTTTCTTTTTATGTTTTTTGATTTGATCAGGAGTTAGACCAGGTTCACCTTGTGGACCAACACCAATACCTGCAACTCCACCTCCACCGGCAGAATTAGCAGCAGCGTCTTCCCATTGTTTCATATATGTTTTAAAGTCTAAATGTTTCATCTTGTAATATCGTGGTTTGTAACCAATAATGTTTGGTTTGTTAACTTATGATTTACTTCGTATATATTTATATTAGAAAAGCTTCCAACTGGTTCTCTAAAATTTACATTTTCTACGAATGTGCCTTTTAATCCGATAAGCTCTCCAGTTTGAGGATGAGCAATATCTCTTACTAATTTAAAATTGCCAGGTATAAGTCTCGTCTCAGATAGAAACCATTGAGAGCCGTGTAAATCCATTTCTTCACTAAAGGTATTATCTAATATTTCGAGTATTTGTTTCTCTGACATTCCTGTATGTTCCTTTAATAAAAATAAAGCAGCTGCATAACTACCTAATGTAGAACCAGGAATAATCTTTTTAATGTTAAAAACAAGTCTATGAAAGTGTGTATATGCTGATTTTTCTTCGGCTGTTTTTAACTCACGAGACTTTTTAAGAACTTTGCCTTTTTCGTCAATAATACCAAGCTCAAATGCTTTAGTCTTATTGAAAGGCGTGGTCAAAAGCTTTAGAAATCTAAAGGCATAAATTGTATCTGCTGCTTTTGATAATAATCCCATTATAGCTCTCTCAACACTTGTACAATATACGGATCCATTATTACATCTACCTTTTCATTTTCTGGTAGGTAATGTAGATAAACTAAAAATGGTTTGATATAGTGCCAATGTTCTGGTTCAATTTTAAACCAAATCATACGATTGCAAGCTTCTATACCAAACACATTATATAGAACTATAAGATGATTTAATATCAGTCTTTCTTGTAAATCATCATCAACTTCGTATCTTCTCAACAATCTTTTGAGATATTTAAATCTACTTAGATCTTCATTAAACTCCTCAATGTCTACACATTCAGGATTATTATAATGTTGTGAAGCATATAGCTTAAAGTTCTTATTAGTCAGTTTATCAAATAATTTCATCATATATTATATATAGTGAGTCCGAAGACTAACTAATTTTAGTCTTCTTCGTTTTCACCAGCATCGTAGTTCTTATCTACGTAATCAAAGAATTCTTTTTTCTTATCACCTTTTAATTCAGCTGGAGAATTAACACCAAACTTTTTTAAAGCTGCATTGAATACTTTTTTATATTTTGCTTGCTTAGGAGACTCTTCTTCGACTTCTTCTTCGTCGTCTTCCTCTTTTTCAGATTCCTTTACGACTGTTCCGTCTTCTTTTTCTCCAGACTTCTTGATTGGATGTTTAGCCTTAAAGTCTTTTTCACCCTTTGCTCTAGGCTCTTCAACTTCGTCAAGCTTTGGCTTTTCATGAGTATAACCTTTTTTAGCAAGTGCTTCGTGGTCTTCTTTGTTCTTAGCCTCGACGCCTTTACCTGTTTTCGGATCATACATCATATGAGGATATTTTACTTCACCCTCTTCTTCTTTTTTAACAGCTTTGCCTTCTAACACGTCTTTTACGGTAGAAGCAATGCTTATAGTTTCGTCATCTTTAAATTTCATTTTAGCTCCCTAAATGTGTAATGTATTCATATGTAATTGCAGATATTAAACCTACTACTACAATCCAGAATACTTTATTAATAACATTGACCGTGTTAGCATTGCTGTTAACTAGTGCTTCAACTCGATCTAATCTATTTATAACAGTTTGCATCTGTTCTGATTGTTGTCTATTAAATTCTGACAAAGTATGAATTTTTTCCTCTGCACGAGCAAGAGCAACAATAGCATCTGCCATTTGATCTATTTTCTCTTCTAGACGATCAATTCTAGATGATTGGATTGTATATACTCTTTCTTCTTGATTGCTCATTTTTTTATAATCCTACATTTAAGATTATTAACACCCCTGATTAATCTATGGTATTCGCCTTTAGGAATATCAAAAATCATACCTTTTTGTAATAATAACGGTAAGCAATTTTCATATTGAAATTGCCAACCATCTCCTTCCATAACTTCTACTTCTCTATCTTCATGGTCGCGATGCCAAACGTATTCGTCATCTTCACGATATACATCAAACTCTCTAACTTCTCCATTAACCTCGTATTCTTCAAGGAATGGAAAGTCGTGTCTACCAGAAATAGTTGCCGCCACCTTTTAATCCTAATTCTTTTGCATACTTTGGTAATCTACATGCCCAATAGCCCGCTTTCATTTTATCATTTTTCATATCGCAATTATGTCTTGATGCAAAGTTTCTTGCTGCATCACGATCATTAATTTTAGATGTAAGTCCACCTTTCTCATCCCCAAACTCTATTTTCTTTACATTACCTGTCTTGGGATTTTTTACATACACTACATATTTCTTATCACCACTAGAACGCTTAGGTTTATTTAACTCAGGCTCTTCAATCATTGGACTTTCCAATGGTACAGTCACGCCTTCGTATAAACCAAAACCTTCTAAATGTTCTTTAAATGATTTCATTAACTATCCAACTCTATTTCGCCATCCCATCTACCTTTTTCAATTTCCCATTGGTAATTATATAGTTGATTTTCTGCATCAGCAAGACCATCTAATATTTTGCTTGGTCCATAAAATCCGCCATTATTTTGAAATTGTTGAAGTTCTTTATCAAGTTTTTGAATACCTTTAATTAAATTTTTAATCTTTTTAACTTCAAGCTTTCTATCAAATTGCTTACCATAATATTTTGATTTTCTACCATCGTGTGGTTTTAATCTTTCAACAATAACTTCATCTCTCATTTCTTTAAAAGTTTTCATTATGACCCCTTTATAGTTCTTACAACTTTACTAACAATCATTTTAATTGCTGTAATATATGCTAATCCATATCCATATACAATATGAAATGTATGATTCTTTTCGATTGCAGATTTAGGGCCAAACTTTTTAGTCCAGTTATCTACATATTCGCCTTTATATCTTAGTACTGCATGAGATACTTTCCATTTACTTGGACCCACTAAACAAATACCTGCTTGATGAGTAATAAGCATCCACCACATTTTTAAATGGCTTTCACCACAAAGTCTATATAGAATAGATAGTGCATAGTCTTCGCAGTCTCCTACGTATTTACCTTCAGCATTCTCTGAATAAATTACTTTCCATGCATCGAGCATGCCATATTGTTCTTTATCTTTTCTATATTTCCATTTACGATTAAATGAAGATACGATTTTATTTCTTTCTTTTATGTTCACTTACTACCTCTTGCTTGCTTTAACCACTTTTGAGCCAGACTATTTTCTGGTGGTCTTTTTGCCCAAGCAGCTATATCTTTATATGCTTCTAATGTAGATCTACTTACATCAGAACCGCTTGAATTATCTACAATTGTCATTCTATTTCTAAATAATCCTTGAAATTTACCAATATTATTTTGTACATCTGACCACATTCTTTTTACTTCATCATCTGGTAAAGATCTATTTCTCATTTTATTTCTATTTAATGCTGTATCTAGATCTGTATTTACAAAAATCATATGAACTGCATATCCAATACTTCTAAGCATATCAACTTGCTTTTTAATTTTGGCATAGTCTTTACCAGTGCCATCAATAACAAGTCCTAGTCTACCTTTTAAATGCATGTCCATTTTTAATTTAGTAAGAGCCTTTGCCTTTGCTCTTACTTCTTGACCACGAACTGAAAAAATATCATCAGGGTTCATAGTCATTCCAGCTTTCTTTAATCCTTTTTCAAATAATTCATCAGAATTAATTAATTTAAATCCCAATGCTAATAAAGAAGTTTTACCTACAACAAATGATTTACCTGAACCAGGTCCACCTGCTAGAAAAACTGCTTTAAAAATTGCAGGATCTTCAGCCCCTTCACGTATGTAATCATTAAAACTAACCACCAAACTCATGGCCGGCAACTCTTTTCATTTGTTTCTTATATTCATCGAAGGAAGGTTTTTCTTTATATAACTTAATAGAAATCTCGTCTCTTTCTTTACCTTTAATTCTCCAATTAAATCCTTGTTCTTTATGTTCAGCGTCTGTGGTCTTTACAACTCTACGCTTATAACCATCTTCCCAAGTCTCTCCTTTATACTTGCCTTCGCCTTCTGTATTTACACCAACACCATCTGACTTTTTGCGTCTCTGATTACGATAAGCAAGCCAATCGTCTTTGTTTTGTGCAGGATTGCCTACTAAAAAATCTTTAAAACTAATCATAACTTTCTCTTTAGTTTGTATAAAAAGGTCTTATTCTGTGCTTGACCTGATTTTGTAATACCTTGATTTACATACTTAGCAATAGAATTTAATTGTGCCATTACCTTTTCATCGCCCTTTTGTAAACCTTTATAAAAATATGGTTCAAGATCTTTAAGGATACCACGTACTATATCAATGTCACGAGCTACAAGTGCCTCGTCTATTTCACCTTGATCTTTTTTTGTTTGTAAAAAGTCAGCTGCAGTATCTACATAATCTGCAGCTTTTACGAGTTTATTAATCCACCAAGAAGGATATTCAGTATTAGGATTTAATTGTCCTTCTATTGCTTTAGCATTACGCTGCAATGAAGTCAATTGATTTTTGACATTGTCAATATCAACATGACCGTCTTCTTTTAGATTTCTAAACTCTGTAAACTTTTTCATAGTTCTTTAATTTCTACTTCGTCGTTTTTATACTTACGATTCTTCATGCGCCATTGTTTTACAGCATCATTTTTATCTTTACCCATGACCTTCACATTAAGATCTTTACCACCAGGTCCACCTTTTGGTACAGTAATCATAAAGGTTGCTTCATTTACTGATTCATTAGCTTGTCTTAAAGCATCTTTAACAATAGGATCGTTAGATAATCCACGTCTCATTGCTTCAATCTTCTTTGTTGCTGGTGTCATAGCACCTGCCATATCAAGAGCAATTTTTACTGCAGCCGCAACCATTTCTGGCGGATACTTACCCTTGTATTTTTCTCTTAGTTCTTTAAACTTAATAGTCATTTTATCCCCTTACTTTAGCGGCTAAGTCTTTATCTGCTTTGCCCCATGTTCCTTTTGATTTAGTTACAAATGAATTAACTCTTGCCAATCCCCATTGAACAGCAGTAGTTCCAGGCCTATGACCTGTTCTCCATGCTGCAACTCCACGATTAAATACTTGTCGCAAGATACCTAATGGCATACCAGACTTGTCAGCTTTTTTCTTTAGTGCTGCGTCTGTTCCTTTAGCTTCTACTTTTAAGTCTTCTTCGTTTAAATGATCTGCCCATTCACCATACATTTGTTTGAATTTTTTTGTATGCTTTGATGGTTTGGTTTCGGCTTCAGCATCTCCAGGAGCTTTTTTATATGCAGCTGGATTGTCATCATCCATCTTACCATGCTTTTTAAAATGAGCAGCTCTCTTAGATTTTGTTGATTTTGCTAAGCCTTTGTAATATCCTGCAGGTTGAGAACCTTTTCTATCTCCAATATCTGGGTCTTCTCTACCTTCTACTTTCTTTTGTCCAGGTGTATCTTTAAGATATTGCTTAAGAGTTTTTGTTGTACCAAGTTCTAAATATTCATCTAGTTTTTCGACTGCGTCTAACCAATATCTTTTTCTTACATCACTTGCTTCAACCATTACATAGTTACTACCGCAAACCGTAATTACACCTTTCTCTTTTGTTTCTTTGATACGTACAACATCACCTACTTTGTAGAGAGAACCTTCAACATATTCTTCTCTTGTTTCTGATACTGGTTGTAATTCAATATGAGGTCTTTTAGATTCTTTTAAACCCATACCTTTTCTTACAGCTTTGTACATGAGAGAACCAACTGCAGAATTAGACTTATAAACTCCTTTTAAGAATTCATCATAGTCATTAGCAATTGCTGCTGCTCTCATTTTACTTGCTGACATACCTGATACATCATCAGCATCGGGATCTCTATCACCAGCACTTACTACTCTAATTGCATTTTCAAATTTATAGAAACCATGTCTAGCATCTACTCCATTATACTTGTTAAGTAGAATATCAAACTCTTTTACTCGATCACTACCTGCAACCATTGTAATCTTTTGAAAGCCTTGGTCATATAACTTAACAGCGATATCAAGCACATTACGGACATCGCTATCAGCCATAACATTTCGAGCATGCTTAGGAAAAAGTTTACGAATAAATTTGATTTTGTCTTTAAAAAGTAAAGGATTCTTTTTAGGATCAGTTGACTTGGAAGCGTAAATTCTATAAGTAGAACCACGAGATAATTTTTTTAGTTGTTCAAACAACAACGCATGGCCTGTAGTAGGCGGGTTAAAACGCCCGAACACGAAGTAGCATTCGTTAGTTGCTTCTGTTATGTAATCTGTAAACGACTTAATCATTATCCTCGGTATCCCATCTTAGCCTGGATTATCCCAGCCTTTTATAATATCTTTGCTAAAGTTGTTAGCAGAAAATTCCATTCTGTCTACAAGTTTAACAGCACCACCTTCCAAACGATCTATAGCCACAAAGCCTTCAACGCCGGTGACCTTAAATCCGGATTTTGTTTTTACAAATGTATCTATTTTTGATAACTTGTTTAGTTTATTTATAATAATTAATTTTGCATCGATCACTGAATTTTGCAAATCAAACACTAATTGCAATTGATTTAGGTTCTTTTTATCAAAAAACTTTAATAACTCATCCCTTTGTGTTTCTCTGCCTTTAATTGCAGCGGGCTTAGATAATTTATCAATTTGTTTTGCATATCGATCTGTTACAAATGTAATTAAACCTGCTGCATGTTTCTTAGTATTAGTAACACGTTGATTTTGTCTTACTTTACTATTATTATAAACATTAATAATTATATTGAGTTCCTTATTGGACTCGATTTCTTTTAATACATTACCAGCAATCTTTTTAAAGATTTTACCAGCATTAGATAAATGTTTGGTTAGCTCTGCTGACTCTTTTGCTGTAAGAGTTGCTGTACCAGATAAGTCTCTCAAAGTAGCATCGTCCATCCAAACCTTAGGAGAAGTACGCAGTTTTGGTACAATTTCTTTACCAAACTCTGCCTTCATTGTTTCAAATGACGCTCCAGAGTACGTTGTATGCCATACAATTCCAATGTCCGCTTTAGTAATCTGTTTAGCAAGATCGCTGTTGCTAGGGACAGCATAAGCAATGGTATTAGGATGAAAAACAACATGAGATATTCCATTGATTGTTTCCTTCTTTAAATCTGATTTTGTAAACATTATGTCGCCTTGAATTACACCTTTTATTCCAAGACCCTTTAAATTATCAAACGCTATTTTAAGTTTAGTATTTAAATCACCACTTGTATCTGCATCAATATCAGCATGATTCTTATAAATCATAGGATTCTTATTAAAGATTCCTTTTTTTGCTACAAAGAATTGTCCATCACTTGGATCTTCTCCAGCAAATATAGCGGGCGCCCCGTCCCATTTGACTGTCACGTCTATTGGTGCTTTTGCGTTCCCAGTCAGCATATCCCTCATAGATCTAAGCGCTAGAATAGCTTGGCGGGCGCCCTTAACTCCACCGTCCAAGATAAGATCCTCAATATGAGTCATATGAGTATTCTTGGCTTCGGCTAAATAGTTAGTAAAGTTTTTCATTATTTTCCTGCCTTAACATAAACACTGGAATCAGATCCTTTCGATCCAGCATAATTTACAAAGTGTGTTACAATAGCATTTGCTGTTTTACCACCGGCTTTATCGATACGATAGCAAATATACAATGCACCTAGTTTTGCTGAAATCCAAAATGCATCTTTTTGTTGCAGTTCTTTTACAAAGTCTTCGTATGATTCATTCTTATAGAAATGATTATACATAATCCACATTATTTTTATTGCAGCTTTATTGCCCTTTGTAATTTTCTTTGCAGTATTAAATACACCTTGTTTAAACTTAGGTAAAGGTTTGCGTGTTTCTCTTTTAATGAAGTCAGACATTGGACCCCATGAGATACCACCACCTCTTGCGTTCTTACCTTTGATTTCAGACTTGACAACTTCCCCAGGGCTGTTGTCTTTAAATAACATAGTTCCTTCATCATACTCTAATGACGCGCTTTTAGAAGACCAGAATGTTCCACGCACTGCACCTTGTAATAAGGTTCTTTTATATTTTTGAATATCAGTATCAGGTGGATATTCATTATTAAATTCTTTTAATGGAGGTGGAAATTTCTTTTCTGGTCCTTTGAGGGATATGCCAACTAATGTTCTATCGGCAAAATGTTGAATCAAAGCTTTATTAAGAGCTTGAACAGTATCATCAGGTAATGTATCTACCTTGAATCCTTTTTGTATTGCCCATATATCGCCTGGATTCCATTTATCATCTTTAAGATTTGCAAATCCCATATTCTTAAATGCTTTACTTTTCTTAGCGTAAATTTTGATCATGTCAGCACTGCCTCTATGAAATGTTTGAGACTTATTGACATAACCTTTTTGAATTAGTAGTTTTGCGATATTATAAGAAGATACAAACCAAGGATCTTCTGTTTCAACTTTAATAATATTATCTAATGACTCATCAATAAAGACTCTTTTATAAGCGTCTTTCATAATTTCAGGTGTAAAATATTCTATATCCTGCATGCCATGATCGAGCATTGCTTGTATCATAACACATTGATGAGATTCAGTAAGTTTGGTATTTGCAGCGCCACCGCCAGCTCCAGCTAAGCCTCCACCTAATACTTTAGATTTGGCCATTTGAGTTAGAGGAACTACATTGCCTTTAGTATCAATGAGAGAAAAATTAGCTGGAAGTTTTTCAAATGCATCTAGTTTAGACATTGCGTCTTCAACATCACCGACTACAAATGATCCACCTTTTTTAAGTTCTATAGGTTTACCGTCTTTTATAAGCCTACGTAGAATATCAACCCTAGGCTCTCCGGTTTTCCCATGTGGTTTACCAAGCTCTTTAGCATTCAAGCCTGTAGCTTCAGTAAGTGTAAATGACTTAAAGTTCATAAATAGTTCCTCTAATATATCTATTTATAATCTTTAAACATTGGGTTTGGGACGATGTCTCCTTTATGATTATATGAAATAATTTTATATTGGTATAGTCTATCAATTGTAGCTGCAGCACCTTCGCGTACGCCTTGTTTATAAGACATATAACTACATCCAGCAAGGCATATCGAAAAGATAACTAATTCTATCATACTTCAATTCTTTCCATTTTAGTTGCATAATTCTTTTCACGCATACGAATTTCAAACTTAATTGCTTCTTTCATATACGCAAAAATATATTCTGCAATTAATTTATCGCCTTCAAAGGCCTTTACTTTAAACGCGTTGGTAGACATATACATCCATTGTTTTAGCGTGCTTTAAAGGTAAACTTTGATCATAAGCCCTTGGGTGTTTACCGTCAAGCTTTGCTGAAAAAGTCCTAGGACCACGGCCTTGACATTTTACTCGATATCGTGGAAGCTTACCGCGGTAAAAATAACCATTTTCAAGACGCTTATTAAGCTTATTAATATTAGAAACTGCAGTACGCAAAGTTTCTAATTCAAGCATACTACTAGCGCAATAGGTATGCACTGTCATGACATAAGATTCAGATCTCATTACACCCACCCCCTATAGTCATAGGTACCATCATCAAGCGCAATTTGCGCCTCCTCAGCAGTAGCATAATACTGCTGGCTCAACCGTGAATACGGCTCAGTTGCGACATAGTCGCCATAATCGACTTGGCACGACTGGCCAATATAGAAGCCTGCAGCAGACTTCATAACTTGAGCTTCAGAAATGTGTTGAATAGTATCAGTCATATTATACTCCGTGAGTCATGTGTTCGTAATTATCAGGACAATCTTCGTGCAATTTACCACATGTGCAATATTGTTCCTCGTCAAGAGAAGGTGCACCAACAATGCTTCTTACTTGATCTTCAGTAAGAGGCTTGTAGATACTGAGTTTGTTTAGTTCTGCCATTACATCCATTATTGTGGTCCCTCCGGCATTTCTTCAAATCTTTTATTTGCTAATTGCTCTATTGCCCAATCTCTATCTGTTAGGCCAACTCTTTCATCCCAAGAATCACAGAATCCTGGTTTCATTCCGCCATCTAATTCTCTTAAAATCGCGCTTGTTGACATTTGCTCAACCTCTTCTACGATTCTTTCGATTATTTGTGTATTTACTTCATGTGACATTTATATTCTCCTTATCAATTTATAGTTGTATTATACCATAACCAGAAGCAAATGTAAACTGTTTTTGTGAAAAAAAGTGAAAAAATTTGTGAGAAAGTGTTGTTTATGATTTTACAATAAATTGATCTGGGCAGTATTCGTTCCAAATAAAATAATGTGGATCATAAATCTTTTGCATTTCTTTTAACTGAGCAAAACTATTTTTACCATTAGTCCAAACACTATGATCATCACTATAATCATAAAACCAGTCATGGCTTAAAAGCTTTTCCTTATAATCTTCCATAGTGCCAGTGTATCCTTTCTGTATTTGATATGACTATTATATCAAAACGTCAGCAAAAGTAAACAGTTTTTTTAGATTATTTCGTTATATGGAAATACGCTGCTTATAACCTTTGCGCACGCTTGAGCGATCATCATATGTTCTTTTTGTGTACCATTGCCAGATCTAAGCTCGATAAAATGAACCCAGCTTCGCAATGTACCATTAACATACATGCGACTGACTGTGTTACCTTCAGGCAGTACTGCTCTTGCTTGTTCTTTTGCGATACCATTATTGACAGCCCATTCATATGCTGCTTGACTTGTTTCAATAACTTCTCTTTGTTTTTCCCACCACTTTTCTGCAAGTCTTTCTTCAGGCGTTTTGTTACCACCTTTGCCCATATCACTAAGATCTAGTTCTATACTATTTTGTCTATTCTTAGGATCTTGAAGTCTTGCTTCTCTATAAGCAAAAGAAAGATCTTTTGTAGGATCTGCATATCTTTGACTAAACTCTTGAAACGAGAAACTACGATGGCGTAAAATTTGTCGTGCAATATCGCGAGTTGTTTCAATTTCTAAACAAACTGATACCATTTCTAATGGCGACCAGTGTTTGTGCTTAATAAGATATTTGACAAGTTTTTCGCTTGTTTCTTTATTTACTTGATTATCTGGATTACTTACTCTTGCGCAAAATGCTACCAGATCTAAAGCGCTCTCGTCGTGATTAGGCGCTTGACTATGACTAATTAATTTAACATTCATTTCATTTCACTCCGAAAAAAATGGGGACGATACACGTCCCCTAATGTAGTAACTTATATTATTATTATAAGTCTTTCCAACCTTCTGATTTAACGAAAGTAA